CCGTGGTTTATTATGTCACCCATGTAACAGAGCACTTGGTCATTTTAAAGATAATCTTAGTATAATAAGAAATGCTACTATATATTTGACAAAGTACCTCGATGGTAAGGGATAATGGGAAAAAAACAACGAACCGATAAAAAGAAAACAAAAAAGGCTTTGACCGAAGCTAGGAAAGCAATGAAGCGTGGGAGACTACCCGCTTCAAATGTTGACCCTTTGGACAAAACTTATCGGACAATGGGCAACAAAAAACAAGTTGAACCCAAGCCCAACACTAAAGTAACGTCAAATATTAAATCTACAATGTCCGATGTAATCAGTGAACTTGAAAAAGCAGGTGTTGGAGCTGATGTAACTGTAAATATTACTCAAGAAGGAGATACTACTCAGGTATTTACCAACCAACAATCAGGACCAAATCCTAATTGGACTTATGGAAACCAAAATGAACAACAATCGTCTTCTGATACTAAATCAGAATCCAAAACCGAAGATAAAAAAGAAGACGATTTACTAAAACGACCAAATGTGTTCATGAGAGGTATTAGAAGTTTACTTAATAAAGCTTCCGGTGCACGTGAATCTATGTTTGGATCAAAAGTAGCTACCGAGGATCAAAAAGAAATTAGAAAACAATTCCAAAAGGTAGCTCAACAAGCAGTTATTCTTCAGAACATAATTCAAGATAATTCTAGTTTACTAGCTGAGAAAGCTAAACAGGATAAAGATGTAGCTGCTTTGCTTAAAGAAGTAAAAGAAAACAAAGAATTAGTAAATATTTTAGAAAAAGTGTCAAATGGTCAAGAACTTTATGGTGGAGAGCTAATGTCTGCTGCAGAATTTATGCAGAGAATTACCAAAACACTTGACAAAACAGGTATATCTCTTGAAATGGGATTACACGATGCTATTGAAGCTTTGACCAAATTCACTAATAACACAGAACTTGATGTAGGGGCAAGAAGGCAGTCTTTTGAAGATATGCAAAAACTCCTTGGCAAGATGAAAATAAAAACGGATTCAGTGGAAAAACTTCTTGCCATTGACTCTAAAAGACTTAATTTTACCGAACAAGAAAATGCTGATATTGCATCTACTTTGAAAGGTATTCGCAATGAAATGGAAGAAGGTAAAATTCAAGATATTAAAATGACTGGTACTGTAAGAGAACTTAATAATACATTAGGTTCAGTGGTTCTTACAAATTCAGAACTTAAAGCCTTTATGGAAGAAAAAGATGCTAAAGGCGATTCTATGCTTGAAAAACTTAAAGGTGGACTCGGTGCTCAAGGTAAAGGCATAAAAGGTGGACTAATTGGTACACTTGGTGCTGCTATGGGGGTACCAGGACTTGATATGCTTTTGGGTGATGCAAGTGAATTAATAGGCTTAGGACAAGATGCATGGAAAGGCGGCAAAGGTCTTCTTAAAGGCGGTAAAGCTTTAATAGGCAAAGGTGCGGGTCTCTTTGGTAAAGGTGCAGGCTTACTTGGTAAAGGTGCAGATCTTGCTGAAGGTGTGTCCGGTGTTGCTGGTCGTGGTATTTTTGGAATGGGTCAAAAAGCCATGGGTGCCGGAGCAGGAATGCTTGGCAAAATGGGTGGAATGGGCGGACTTCTCAAGGGTGGTGGTAAACTACTCGGTAAAGCTGCTCTTCCGTTAGCACTTGCTATGGCCGCATTTGATTTCCATGGTGGATACAAGGATGCTGCTAATATTTCCGGTAAAGATGAAAAAGATGTAACGACTGGAGATAAAATTCAAGCAGGTGTCTCTGGGATGCTTGAAGGCTTGAGTTTTGGACTTGTTGATGCAAAAAGCATTTTTAAAGGTATTGACGATGGTATTGAATTTTTTATCGGACCAGATGGTATTCTTACTCAAATGTGGGAAGGACTTAAAGGAATTGGTAAAAAAATTGGAAGTTTGTTTGATCTTGATGCTATAACTAAAAGTTTGATGGATGGATTCGACGCGGTTTTTGGTGAAAAAGGATTCTTTGGTGGGGCTAAAGGTATTATTGACAAAATCGTAGGATTTATGGAAATGACTCCGATTGGAATGCTCATTAAAGGAGCAATGAAGATTGGTGACTGGTTAGTTGGAAGTGGTAAAGGGGACCAAATCCCTGTAGCTGCTGGAGGCGCATCTTCTCTTCCTATGAATTTAGACACTAGGTCCTTTGGTATGATGTCTTCTCAAGAAAAAGAAGATAGAAACATGCAAAGAGGAATTTTTGAAAACAGCGGCAAATCCAACACTGTAGTAGTACAATCTCCTCAGTCGAACAACCAACAAAAAGGTGCATCTAGAGCAAGTAGAATTGATGATCTTGGACTGGCAGTTATAAACTCTAGTATGATGGATAGGTAAGCATGGCTACAACTCCTAAAATAGTAAGCATACAAAAACTTGCCAACAATCCAGCATCAATAGTGGTGGTAAGTATACCTGGTGCTGGAAATTCGGTTAATGGGTTTATTATTGATGCAATTTCAGTTGATGGAAATGCTTCATATAATACCCCACTTTATTCTGGTGCTCAAGAAGGACTTAATGATAATTTAAATCGACTTAAAGCTGTACCTGGTTTAAGTAGTGTTATCCCAAATATTTCCCCTATCGAAGCCTCACAAACTATTGCTGCATGGACTGGTACATCAAAACCAGTATTCAATGTAAGAATGATTTTTGTAGCTCTGGATGATAATACTGATGTGAGAACACCCACACTTAAACTTTATAGAACAGTGTATCCAGTTGGGGAAAAAATTGTAAAAGGTCAGTTCTTCCGTCCACCTCTTGATTATGCAGTGAACACCGATGGTACTGGTAAAAATACAATTACAGTGCAAATTGGACGCTGGTTTCGTGGCGGTGGTATGATTATGAAAGATGTGAATTTCACTTTTTCTAAACAAACCATTAAAAATGGAACTCCTCTTTATGCAGAAGGATCAATTCAATTTGAGCCTTATAGACTTATTACTTATGGTGAATTTGCTGGTTACTTTATAGGGTCTGGGGGGTAAGATATGAGCCAATTTTTCATTAACGTTGATCTTACTACCGAAAAACGATTCGCAATGGGAAAGTTTTTCCAGTTTACTGATAGTTATGATCCACTCAGTTCTTTTTTTATGAATGAAGTAGTTAAACTACCACAAAGCGGATATTACAACATCCAAGGGGAAGAAGGAAGACCTGATTATTTATCATACAAAATCTATGGTGATACACAATACTGGTGGATTCTTCTTCTTTATAATAACAAACTAGAATTTGATGATTTTTCTATCGGTGATATTGTAAGATTTCCTTCCACTGAAAGTATTGAGGATTTGTTTTTTAGTTTGAAGGCTCGCGAAAACGCAACGAATGGGTAATATAAAATGGCAATTGGTGTAACAGGACAATTCCTATTCCAGTTTTCGATAGGCGGGAAAAAGGATTTCATAGATGAACATGATTTCATCGATTTTACTTTAGTTGAAGAGGCAGGGAACGCACTTCCCACCTTTCACCTAGCGTTTAATACACAAGATGACTCAGTAATTCCACTTCTTAATGAGGGGAACACGCTGCAGGTATCTTTTGGTAAAGATTTTAATTCAATTATTTCTGTGCCTCTTGCTGTCACTGGTATGGATGTACATAGAGAAGGACATAATAAAAACTTAATTTCAGTTACTGGAGTTTATGGAGCAATACCATATCTATCCAATAATAAAGTATTGATAACCACTGCAAAGTCGGGTGTTGAAGTATTAAAAGATACTACCAAAAAATATTTCACTTGGATGGGTAACATTGACAAATCAGCAGACTCGCAGCAGTGGGCACAATACAACATTTCAGATAGAGCCTTCGTAAACAATGTGTGGATGCATTCGGATATTTCAAATTCATTCATAGCAGTGGGTATATCTTCTGACGGAAATTTTATCTGCAAGGATATTAAAAAAGACCTAGGCAATCCGTACACTTGGAGATTTGGTAGAATTGTTGAAGATGATAAAAGAGATATTATCATCGATGGGGACCCAGCAGTAAATATAAAAACTGGTCTTATGAATGCTTGGATGGGATATGGTAGAGAGAGATTGGTCTACAATATGGAGACTTCTCTAAATACTATGGTACTTGAACAGCAATCAGCGGTTACTGCAATCACCGCATCATTGGCTAAATCCAAGGACGTACAAGCAAGGTTTGCATCAGTAGGTATACAGAACGATAATGTACACCCAAATTACTGGAGAGCATATCAACGAAACCTCACTAATTTATCTGCATTTCTTAATGTGGCAGTAACAGTAAGTTTTCAAAATAAGTTCGTACCGGTACGAGTTCTTGATCAGGCAATGTACAAGGCGAGTAGCCCTACTACTATGAACCAATCATCTGAGTATTTATCCGGTATCTACTACGTGACTAAGGTAGTCAGATCGGTTAACAATTCACAGATGGTAACATCAGTGCAGCTTAATAGGGAAAGTTTGAATCAAGTGAGAGTCGGAATGTAGCCAAAGATGCGTTTCTCTTGGCTACCGTCAAGAGTTTGACGTATATATCGCTATTTTGACATTGTAAAATAAGAAAAAGGAAAGAAAACAGTGCTTGTACTATCAGATTTTATGAAACCAGTTAACACTTTGGGTGTCCCTTATAAGGGCAAAGTTGTTGATAACGCTGACCCAAAGCGTCTAGGGAGAGTAAAAGTGTTAGTAGAAGGACTGCTTGAAGACCCTACACCTGCTAATCTACCATGGGTGTATCAAAAATCACCAAGCGGGATGGGTGGTAGAACAGACTTATCGTCGTTCTCAGCACCAGAAATTGGAAGTGAACTTATAGTAGAATTTCCTTACGGAGATATCTATGCGGGATTTTATTCCGGATATTGGCAGTCAGAAGAAACTCACCAAGGATATTTGGATGAAGACTATCCACATTCATACGGGTTTCGTGACATCCAAAACACTTTTTTAAAGATTAATAAGGCAAAAAAGATACTTGAGTTTCAACACGCGTCCGGTGCCCGAATGTACATAGATTCGGACTCAGCAATCGAACTCATGTCCGACAAAAAGATATCTTTCGTGTCAAAAGATGGAAAAACTGAATTTGCGTTCAATATGGACACAGGTTCGCTATCACTCAACCCCAAACAGTCTCTTGATGTTGGTGGAAACTTACTCAACTTAAAATCTAAAGAAATCGTAGTAGACACTGGAAACTTGACTGAAACGATAGCTGGTGGACAAGATACTCAAGTGGTTGGTGGTAGAAAATCAGTTATTGGTGGTGGAGACAGTAGATCGGTACTCGCCGATTCTGCTGAATCTGTTGGTGGTGACGAATCAAGACTTGTAGCAGGTAAACAAAGTGAAGTAATTGGGATGGGGACCGAAGTCACAATAGTGACTGTTGGTGAGAAAAAGACCATCATGCTTGGTAATTCTGAACTTGATATGATTCTTGGTAATTACAAAGTAAACACACTTGCTGGAGCACTTGAACTTTCTAATTTACTTGGTAAAGTGGTGGTTAGTGCAACAGGCGGTATTGAAGCCTCAAATTTGATGGGTAAAGTATCAATCAGTGCAACAGGAGCCGTGGAAGTTAGCAATAACTTAGGTTCTATGAAGATCGACGCTACTGGTGGGATTACAATGGATGCAGCAATGGCGATGAAATTCGCGTCCATGATGACTGCAGAATTTTCAGGATTAATGCAAACAAAAATAGGATCTATGTCGGGAATGACTGAAATTGACGGAATGCTCGTTTCAGTTGGTGGTCCAGGTGGTTCACCTGCTGCATACTTGGGTGGTATGTGCATCGGAATTGGAAACCTTGGGGCACCAGTAATTTGTACAATCGCGCTTGGATCAACTTCAGTATTGGTGAAACCTTAATATGGCAATAGTTTTTGGTGATACAGAACTTAGAACAGCATCGTCGGAATTAGTTGGTTTACCAGCTAAACTGGCTAATATGGGAAACCAACAAGCCCAAGTGGATTCTGGTAAAGTAGATGCTTATAATAAAGACTTAACAAACAAAGTATTCTACGACGATATTAAAGGTATCATTGCTAGTTATTTCGCAGAACTTCAGAATCTTGATGGTACAATAAAAACTGTATATAATGATACTGACATGGATGAAGCTGCACAACAGCACCCAGGGGCACATTTTCCAAACACACCTATTTGGAAAAACTTAGTACCAAAATTACTTGATGCAAACAATGGAAATCCAACCACTTCTACCCCGAATAATGAGTACGCTTCATTAGCGGCAGTGGCTACAGCTATTGACGTTCTTAAAAATGGGTTCAATGATGGGTCACTTAGCACCACACTAGCTACTGCTTACACGGCAGGCAGTGGTATAATTGATATTTATAGTGGATCTTTATCACCAGGCCAACGAGTAGTGATAGATTCAGGTGGTCACTCACTTATAGCATTAGTGGGTGCTTCAGGTGGTGATTGTTCAAACCCACTTTACACTGATGAGGCCGCATGCCTACTTCATGGTGGAACATGGACACCAACCACTAGTATTACAATTCTTTCTGCTGACAGAAGTTTTGGCAGTGGTGCTAGGGTAAGAACTTGGCATCCAGGTTTTACCAATAATGAACGAGAAGGAGTGGATACTCCTTACGCTCCGGAAGTTAGAGACTATTTTGGTAGCCTACTTGATACTAATGTTGCTCTTTGGAAGTCTTATCTACAAGCAGAATTATCAGCACTTAATGCTAACGATGCGAGATCTCCGGACAAAGCAGAAATTAACCAAACCAAAATAGATGTACAAGTACCGCTTACTAATATAGCCAACTACCAAGCAGCTCCAGCATTGGGAGCTGGGGTGGGTAGACTCGGTAATAGCATTATCAACGTAATGTCACCCAATATTTCAACAAGAACTACCCAAATACCCGCTCGTGTTACTCAAATTAACACCAGACTGGGGTCGGTGTCACAAGCATCAGACGGTACGTTTTCCGGTACGGGGCAGTTTTATACCTTCTTCAAGTGGGTTGACGCAAGGTGTGATAAAGCTGGTGGTACACTCAACGCTTATTATGGATATGACCTTACCAAAAAAGCAGTGGATAAAACCAAGGACTTGGGTCAAAACAAGCAAGATCAGTACACTCAAGTTCTTTTAGCAGTTAAACTTACTCAAGATGCTAACGGCACTGACACTGTGGTGATCTCTGATGCCTCAGGGTTTTCAGTTACTGATGTGGTATATTTACATGATGATAACACCGCGTTGGCTACTGTATCTACTACTATTTTAGCAATAAGCGGTAATAACATACAACTCGCTACTACAATTTCGGGATTTACTACTAATAAAACTGCTAGAATCGTTAAATATTTATGAGTGATTCTAAGTGGGTAACTCCAAAATGGAGTGGGTTAACTGAAAAACTTGATGTAATTAAAGATATCACATCAAATATGATTGAAACTGAAATTAAACGTTCGAATGAACAACTTGGGAAAATAAAGAATGTCTTGGAACAATACGGGAATTGGAAAGCCAGTGCCGCAAGAATTGGGAAACCTGCTGAACTCAGCGGGGGGAACAATAGCGACACTACAACCGATCCTGCAAACAATTAAATCATTACTTCAGGTAGCTGAAGCTTTTTACCATGGGTCACTTGACCCTTTATCAACAGTGGTACAAGCACTTCTTACTGAAGTAGAAAACCTAGTGAATGATTTTTTCGCTACTGGTGTTTATACTTTAGTTGTAGACCCTATTAATAGACCAGGCATTGTTAAATATGACTCTCTTGGAATTCCACTAATGACTCCAGGGCAAGCAATTTTCACTGCGTTGGATTCACTTGATGATAAAGGGGACCCCGCTCGTCCACAGTTTTCGGACGATGCACAAGTATCAGGGATTGGACTTTTGGCTTCAGCTCCTACTGTAGATCAATTTCTTACTCTGATTACTCAACTGAGTGGAATTTTTACAATCCCTCAATGGGAATTGGTGTTTAAGATTGCAAAAAGACATACAAGGACACCAGCGGTACCAACCCCACCTGATTGGCAAAGTTTGAGACTGAATTCAATTGCTGAAATGAAAGAACTACAAGACGTGCTGCTTGCTTTAACTCAAATGCTTAGAGGATACGCGGTAGTACCAAACACTAATATTCAAGATTTGATAAATATTATTAACACAAAAATATCAAAGCTTCAGGATATTCTTAATACTATGAACTCTTTAATATCAGGACTGCAAAATACTACTGGTATTTTTGTCATGAACATGCCAATAGACGTTGGTGGTAATAACAGAATAAAAACTTACTTGAGAGATTGCCCTATGGAAAGATCAACAAACCAATATTCAATTATGGCTTTGTTCATTGGTGGTGGAGCATCCCTTCAACCAGTTGATAAAATGCGAAGGATGATGGTATAAAATGAGCATTTATTCAGATGTAAACTCAATATCACCTACTACGCAGCAATTACTTGTTGATGTAGAAGATGTTTATCAGAGTTTATTTAATTTATTTAATACTCGCCCAGGGGAAAGGCTATTTGAGCCTGAATTTGGGTTACAGTTAGAAGAAGAATTGTTTGAAATCATTGACGATATTACCTCTGTGGATGTGTTTCGTATTGTAAACGAAGCTATTTCCCAGTGGGAAACTCGTGTAATAGTGGATTCATCAAGAACAGTAGTTACTCCAATGCCCGAAGATAACAAATACGATATAGTGCTTTACTTCAGCATCCAAGGTATTAGTGGACAAACATTCACTTACCAAGGAAGCATAACACAATAGGTAGAATATGGCAACAACGAACTTTATTATTAATCCGTCAAGTGTAAGCATGGAAGAGATTAGAACAGACATCAAGACTTATCTTGATTCTGCCCCTGATTCTCTAAAATGGAAAGACTACTTTGCTACGGGTTCAGGCAAAACTTTAATTGACCTTATTGCTGGTCTTGGTGCGTTCTTATCTTATAATATCATTACTGGTAGAAGAGAAAACTACTTACCATATGTACAAAATAGGTCATCAGCTCTTGGTATTTCCGAGGCTCTTGGTTATTCTGCATTCCGTGGGAGAAACGCCACTCTTACTGTAACTGTTCTACCAACAATAACTACTATTATCACCAAATTTTCATCAATAGGTACTGTAAAAGATCAAGATTTGCTTGTTTTAGAAGATACCCCACTTGTTGCTGGTGTAGCTGTGTCTATTCCAGTGGTAATTGGTACTGTTTACTCAGAATCACAAACAGTAACCACTACCGGACCTGCAGTGTTTAGATTTACAAAAACTGGAGTGTCACAAGACGTTCGAGTATTTTTAAATAGCACTGAAATTGGTATATCAGAACACGTACTTGATTTAATGAACGAAAAATTCACTATTTTATCTAATGTGTATGGATCAGCTAACGTATCTTACTTAAACCTTGATTCTTTTGCTGTAAAATACAACATTGGTGATGTAGTTACTCTTTATTGGGTTGGACTTGTAGATACTCAGTTTTCTTCTACCGATCTTAAATTTGATTATGGTACATTAACATCTTTTGTGATAAATGAGAATTTTAAGGCAGTAGAAACTACAAGTTCTATCCAAGTTAACGCTCCACTTTTTAATGAAACACAATTCATTATTCGTGGACGAGATGACTATATGAAAACATTTAGATTGCTAAATGTTGGTATAGTGGATACTTCGTACACAGATATTTCAGCTGCGTTAGTAGATTTGAGTTATGTGCAACAAGGCGGATGCCTATTTGCAAATTCAGAACTTAATCAATTCGTAAGTCAACTTGCTCTTTTTAGACCAATGGGACTTAAACCACCAACAATTTCTCATCCAAACATTTCTTTTTTGAATTTGAATGTTGGAGTAAAAGTAAGTAGTTCTTCTGGAAACCCATCTACAGATGTGGGAACAGTAATCGCTGCAAAAGAAAATTTACTCGGTGCTCAAGTAGTAATAGATGACCTTGAGAATGCAATCGAAAGATACTCATATATTAAAATTGCAAGGGTTAGCATTGCTGGTGATACTTGGCAAGCAAGCCATTCTTATCGATATGGTAGACATGTCAAGTCGTCTCCTGATAATGGGCTTGTGTACAAGATGATTGGTTATACTCACGATAGTGGGACAATTGAACCTACTTGGCCATCAGCTTTACCTTTTTCACAAACAGTTGATGATAATAAGCTTCAATGGTGCATGGTGAACTTAGATATTATTTGTCCACCAATTACCCCATCTGTTTGGCAAGCTAGCCATGGATACAAAATGGGTGACATCATAATACCAACCAGTGGAGCAGTAGTAATCACTGGTATTAACGTTGGTTTCCAAGTATGTGGTATTGTTAATAAGTCAAAATCAGACACACCTGCAGTAGCATCTACATTCACTTATACTGGTGCCACAGTAGCTCATGCTACTTATGACGGGCACTTATTTGTTGCTTGCTTTGCGGGGTCTGCTGGTAACTTAATTTCATTAGTATTTGACGGAGTAATGACTGTTCAACAGGTAGTAGACGTTTGGAATACAGCAAATCCTACTAACTGTGTGAAGTTTTATCCATTATCCGCAGCTACCCATGTATGCCCAGCAGGTTCGGTTACACTTACTGATGGTAATAACTCAAGTTCTATCGGATTTACCGCGCAAACTGCAGGTTCTAACGGTAACAACATCAACCTAACTTTTGACGGATTTACTACTGCAGCGGACGCAGCTACAGCTTATAACGCATCACACCCAACAAATCAAGTTATGGCAGTAAGCACTAAGATACTTCCTATATCAACATCGATACAGCTTGAGGGTGGAGCAGTAATCATTTCTGGAGAACCTGCATGGCCAGGGTCTATTAATCCACCATGCTAAGGAGTAAGTAATGGCTAATACATACGTAGAAGACGGAGATATCCTTTGGCTAGCTATCAACAAGGTGGGAAATCCACCCGTTTGGCAGCAAGGCACTATATACAACATTGGTGACGTGGTAGTACCAGTGAACCCCGATTCTGGACAAACAAACCTCGCGTTCCAATGCGTCGGGTTTCTTGGAAAGAGTGCAGCAGTCCAGCCCGTTTTCCCTACTGTTGGTGGAAACACTATAGTGGATGGGGGAGTTATATGGAAGGCTGTAGACCCTATTGCTAATCCGGATAAGCTTGCGTACAACGAATATTATGTAATTGAACAAAGTGTGACAATAAACCCATGAGTTTGAATTTTAACAAATCTACCTTTACCAGCATCGACGCTATTCCTGAGAATCTCAGGAGCCTAGAACTTTATCCAAAAGTTACTGGTATGATTGATCATATAGTAAAAAACTATGCTAAAGAATGGGAAGATGTAAAATACAAATACAGAGGTCCAGATATCGTCCGTGATGAAGTGGTTAAAAATATTATCACAGAACTTGGTTTCAGTTATATATCAGATGTAATGGATACATTAACTAATATTGAATTTAATACTTTACTTCAATTTATTTCTCTAGTTAGTTTACTTAAGGGTTCTAGGTCAGGGTTAGAGTTAATCTTAAAACTCCTTCGGTTTGAATATGTAATTAAAGAGTGGTGGGAGCAAGTACCGGAAAGTGACGTTTACACATTTGAAATTGTCATTATTATGGATTCTAACATCGTTCCGGACGTGCAAAAGACTTTGGACAAAGTGAAGATATTTGCAAGGGCATACGTGTTTCCAGTTATGCAAAACGTAGATTTCCAATTCAGCTTAGCTGTTGGATCAAGAAATATTACTACCGCTGGATTTTTCAAACCAATGTACTCAACAGACTCCGTAATTCAAATTATGGGTAGAATTTAGCAAGGAAAAATATTGTGGCTATTTCAGGCGTATTTACCAATATAGGCGTTGCTAAGGCTCAAGAGGCTCAAAGCAATCAAGGATTCAAAATCTACCCGACCGATTTTTCAGTGTCGGATGTTGCAGGTACATTAGACCCTGCTCGTACAACTCCCAATGTGGAATGGTTTTCTGCACCAATTTCATCAAGAGTAGTGATAGATTCAAACACAATTAAGTTTATCTGTACAATACCACCAGGGGCAATGGGTGTATCTCGTACTGTGAGAGAGATTTACATTAAAGGTGTAGACTCTTTGTCAGTGCCTTTCATCTTCGTCATTGGACAACCGTCGTCTCCTATTGAGTACAATCCATCGGGTTCACTTACATTAGAACTCCAAATCGCACTTACAAATGCTGATTTATCTTCTATTATTAACTTTCAATTCACACAAGCCACAGAAATTGCTGAACATAATACCAGTCCAAACGCACACTCAGAAATTGTGGCCGCAATTAATAAAGCAGGTATTTACTATAACCAAGGTGCTGGACCTGAACCATTCAAATACAGAGGTCAATCATTTGACGAAAAAGCTGAATGGGACGGAGTAAAAGCTACTGCTGCTTATAGTGGAGTTACTTGGACTGCTGATCACCAAGGAACAGATGGTAATGCAATTGTACTTTTATTTGATGGAGTTAAAACTACCGACCAAGTAAGAGCTGCATGGAATAACACAAATCCATTCAACTCAGTTTCTCATAATGGTACTGGTAGCGAAATTCATGCATCAAATTCATTATCACTTTCCGGTGGTACTTTACTGGTTTCTAATAAAGATGCAGTATATAAAGATGTAGATGGTATTTACAAAAGAGCAATAGCTGATGGAACAATCCGTTCTAAAGTTATAGGTTTTGCTGATTTTGATACACCAATCAAAAGAATTGTAAGAACTTCAGGTTTTATTACTAAAACCACTACTGGATTTGTAGCGGGGGACAACATATTCTTGTCATCCACTACACCAGGTGCTATTACTGGTGTATCTACTTCTGTTCAAATGGGATTTGTAGTTTCTACTGACTTAGTTCTTATCGGTACTGGTGGTGGAAGTAGTGGAGCTGCAGCAGATTTTGATGCTATTGTGTCTAATTCTCTTGGGTTCAAAAGATACTCAACTACTCAATTAGCAATTACTGCTGCACCTGATGGTGGTCGTATCCTAGTTGATAAGCTTGAGTCTATCCAAACTATGATTGACACTCAGAATAAAAGACTTGATATCTATTTTAATGGACCTGAAGCCGGATGGACCAAATATTTAGGTACAGCAGAAAAACAACATATTTCATTTTCTTCAGTACCCACATCTGGTACTTGGAGAATCGAATGGAACAGTCAACAAACTACTGATCTTGCTTGGAATGCATCGACAACTGCGATTGCAAATGCTATTAATTTGCTTTCCGGACCAGGGCTTCCAGTAACAGTTACAGGATCTTATGCAGCAGGATTTGATATTGAGTGGTCAAGTCTTCTTGATGTTCCTCAAATTACATTTAATCATGCTGGTACTAACCAAATTGAACGAGTTGCATTTTCAGACACACCTGATAACGGTACTGCAAGATTTTCATATAATGGAAATGAAACACACAACTTAGCATGGAATGATGATGCAGCACTTTTTAGTGTTTATTTAAATGAAACTACTGGTATTAACAATGTTGGGGTATCAGGTTCTTTTGGACTTAAGTATTTTGATATCGAGTGGTCAGGAATAGATGGTAAATCACCAAGATCGACTCTTGCTAACGTAGCAGACACACTTACTAAAGGCGTAACACCAGTTACTGTTGGAATTACTGTCACTCAACAAGGGGTTTACCCAGCGTCTAATCTTAAGGCATCAGCTACTCCAATTGCTATTACCGTACAAACGCTTGTTGGTGGTAGCGTAGTTGGACCTGGTACTTGTATTCAAGTAACTAAAGATTACACAAGATTTGTAGGACTTGGATTGATGCAAAACTTCGACACTGGTATTGACTTAAATGGTCATATTGGTGTAGATGTCGAGATGGAATTCAATAATACGGTACTCCCTATTAGCAACACTGGCCTTATCCCAGGCAGAGACTACCATACAGAAAAATCATTTGGTATTACTCAACAAAAATTGCACACAGTGGGAACATGGGGAGACCATGCTACGCTTTGGGATGCAGTAGCAGCAGCGGATGTTGGGGATAAAATTGTAGTGATGTCTGATCAGACATTAACTACTAATCAAACGATCAACAAAGAACTTGAAATCATATTTACTCACGGAGCACAGATTAACTGTCCGGTGCATTTGTCCGGAGCCTTAATCACTCTTGGTACTCGTGTTCGTACTAGATATATGAAACTAGTAGTTACTGGTACCGGATCATTTGATACTGGTTTCTTACTTACTGGTTCTCGTGGATATCATGAAGATCTTACATTAGAACTCTCTCATGTGGCCACTATAATGACCAATTGTTTTGAGTTAGGGTCTGGAGCTATGGCAATTTATTGTCATGGTATGATGGCTTGGGGATCGGCTACATTTACAAATGGAATTCTTAACACTTCAAATTATGCATCTCATGATATTGTAATTAGAGATGTAGACAGTGGTAGAATTTATTCTGCAGTAGGCACTTATTCCCCTAAACTTGAACAAGCTTCGGGGGTAGTTGATGGTGTTAACGCAGTTTTCACCACTACTGCAATTCCAGTAGATGCTATGTCTACTCTGGTTATGGTAGACTCTTTACCTAGATTTCCAGGTATTCATTACAATTTCGTTGGTAATGTAATAACATTTACTGCTGGTAATGAACCACCCCCAGGGGAAGACGTTTGGGTTTGGTACCTGATTAATGGGGTATCGTTCATAACTAACCCTAAACATTTTGAAGTACAAGATCATGGGGTAACAGTAACTTATAACACCAGATACTTAAATTTTGGTGCCGGATTCTCGGTAACACAAGATTCTTCGGAAAAAGTTACTATGAACATTGTTGGGGATGTGTCAGAAACTCCAACAGGGTCTATCAATGGGGTAAACACTCAGTTTACACTAGCCCATACACCAATTTCTAAAGTAGCTACTAAAGTATCAGTTAATGGATTATATATTAAAAACTCTACGTGGACACTTAGTGGAAGCGTAATTACTCTGGGTTTTGCACCAGCGGCAGGATCAGATATAGAAGTGAATTATGCGTATAGTTCATAATACAAATGCCTTACTGCGTTTTCCAAGTAACGGCGTTTTAATACTATCCTACCAGACCAAAGTCCAGTGCCAAACATGCAATCAAAGCAGTTTTAGGAGATTACAATGAGCCAAGGAAGAATTCAAGATGCCGATATTAAAACCTCAGCTGAAGCTGGTGGTGATAGTAGAGTACCACATGATACAAAAGTTTATGTTACTAGTGAGTCTAAACTTTTATCCGATGCTCTAGCTGATGGTACAGTAGCTAAAGGTACTATTCCATTTGTTTTGACTACTCAAAGTTCAACACCTGCTGCTCCAGCTGCAGGCAAAGTAAAAGTGTATGCAAAAACTGATGGTAGAGTGTACGTACTTAATTCTTCTGGAGTAGAAACCGAACTCGGATTGGAAGAAGGATTTACACCAGAGAACATTGCTAATAAAACCACTGATGGGACTTTTGCTGCAAACAGTGATACTTTATACCCAAGCGAAAAAGCAGCAAAAACATACTCAGACACCAAAGTACCACTTAATTATTTAGATACTGACACCGCACTTACTGCAAATTCAGATTCAAAACTTGCTACCCAAAAGGCAGCAAAAACTTATGTAGACGTTAGATCTACTCCGACTGAATACAACGCTGGTAACAGTAACACTGCACTTGCTATTAACTGGAATAACGGAGCGGTACAACATGTATCAATGACTGGAAATTGTACATTCTCTTTTAGTAACCCAGTGGTTGGATCAGTTTATGTGATGAGACTAGTACAAGACGCTATTGGTGCTCGTACTTATGCATGGCCTGGTAACGTTAAATGGCCTGCAGGTGTTGGTCCTACTGGGTCTGCAGCTAACAAAATTGATTTAGTTAACTTTTATTACGATGGCACCTATTATTATGGGTGTTACACAACAAATTATTAATCGGGGAGAATAAATGGCTATTTTATCCTTTACTCAAAGTCTATCCAAAAATGCGGTAGCAGGAGTTCCACAGGCAATGTCCTTGGACACTGTTGCTCTTCTTGCGTTGGCAGCATTTAGTGGCGACGGTTACTTTAGTAATCTTAGCAACGTGAACACCATTGAATTTAGCTGGCAACACCAAACTGTGGATGCTGGAAAAACTGCGCTTTTCATGAATAATGGAAGCAATGTTTTTTATGTAAGGGATTTCCTTAAATTTCACGCAAAATCGCATGAAGGCTCTTGGTTGTTAAAAGCTATTATTCTTCACGATTATGACGGTGTAGCCAAGGTGATTAAGGGTTCACAACTTCCAAACGATCTTGACATAACTTTAGGAGCATAAAATGAAAGTATTCGGAGAATTAGAAAAAGCACAGTTAGAAAATGTAACAAGCGACGGATCTAATGACCCTAAAGGGATGATTAAATTTCGTTCGGATCTTAACAAAGCCAAAGTTTCCAACGGGTCTACTTATAAAAAACTTGCTGATGAAGATGATTTGGCAACAAAACAAAATTCTCTTGGTTATACCGCTGAAAACGCGGCAAACAAATCAGTCTCAGCGGCTATTACAACTGACATTGCGTCCGATACTAAATATCCGACAGTAAAGGGTATGGCTGATTGGGCACAACAAAAACTAGGATTTACAGCAGAAAACACTGCAAATAAAGACAATGACACTGCCCTTTCTGCAGATTCTACTACCCGTTATCCAACACAACACGCGGTAAAAGCGTATGCAGATACAAAACAACCAGCGTTGGGATTTACTGCAGAAAACGCAGCAAATAAAGGTGCAGCTAACGGCTACGCTCCTTTGGATTCAAACCAAAAAATTCCAATTGCTAACATCCCAGAAGGAGCATTGGAAAGACTTATTATTGTTGCCGACCAAGCAGCTAGATATGCATTGACTACAGCTACTGTTCACGAAGGTGATACAATTAAGCAGGTAGATACAGGTGTTCTTTATTACATCGTTGACCAAACCAAACTTAATCAAGCAGCAGGTTACGAAGTATACGCAGCTGGTACGGCAGCTGCAGTAGCATTTACTGGTATTACTGGTAAACCTACTACGTTGTCCGGTTATGGAATTACTGATGCCGAAGCTACAGTAAATAAATCAACTAATGTTGCTACTGATGCAGCTTCAGATACCAAATATCCTTCTGTAAAAGCAGTGAAAACTTACGCAGACACCAAACAAGCAGCTTTGGGGTATACCGCTGAAAACGCGGCAAACAAATCAACCGATGGAACATTAGCTTCAAATAGCGATGTTTATTTCCCAACACAAAAAGCAGTCAAAACTTATGTGGACACAGGTTTAGGGGCAAAACAGGCTACTATAGCCTATACCACTGAGAATGTAGCTAATAAAGATACTGATAATACACTTGCCGCAAATTCCGATACCAAATATCCATCGCAAAAAGCTATTAAATCCTATGTAGACACTGGATTGGGAACAAAACAAGCGTCTCTTGGATTTACTGCAGAAAATAGTGCAAATAAAGGCGCGGCTAATGGGTATGCAGGTCTTGATTCAAACTCAAAAATTCCAATTGCAAATATTCCAGCTGGTGCTCTTGAACGGCTGGTAGTGGTAGCTAACCAAACGGCTAGATACGCACTTACTACTGCTACAGTACATAATGGTGACACTGTAAAACAAACAGACACCGGAATTCTTTATTACATTGTGGACGAAACTCAATTGAGTGTGGCCGCTGGTTATGAGGTATACGCCGCTGGTACAGCTGCTGCTGTTGCATGGAGTGGCATTACTAGTAAACCCACCACTCTTAGTGGTTTCGGTATTACTGATGCCGAAGCTGTAGCGAACAAATCAACATCTACAAGCTTGGGCACATCAGACACTCTTTACCCGACACAAAATGCGGTTAAATCTTATGTAGATACGGGGCTTGGTACTAAGCAAGCTACAATAGCTTATACTACCGAGAACGTAGCTAATAAATCAACTGACGGTACGTTGGCATCCAACTCTACCACTTTGTATCCTTCACAATCAGCAGTGAAAACTTATGCAGACACTAAATTACCGTCTTCATATTTGAGCACTGACACTACGTTGGCATCAAACAGTGACGTTTTAATTCCTTCTCAAAAGGCAGTTAAAGCTTACATTGATGCAAGATCTACTCCGGCAGAATTTAGTGCGGGTAGTAGTTCTACTGCAATTACTGTTAACTTTACAAACGGATCAGTACAAAAAGTTACCATGACTGGAAACTGTACATTTACATTAAGCAATCCAGTAGTGGGTTCAATGTACATTCTGAAATTGGTGCAAGATGCTACTGGTTCACGAACTTATACATGGCCTGCAGCAGTTAAATGGTCAGGTGGTACTGCACCTACTGGCTCTGGTGCTAATAAAACTGATCTTATCAGCTTGTACTGGGATGGTACTAACTACTTCGGATCAGCTACACTTAACTTCTAGTAGGAGACTTAAATGGCTAATTTATTTAATCACATGGCTCTTAGAAACTGGGTACCCGCCAAGGGAGGCCCAGTCATATGGCCATTCGGACTAGCTGGTAGTTTAACAATTACCAACGGGCAGACGGTAACGCTTTCTGCCAATCAAGTAGTTGATTATCAAAACTTGACTATTAATGCTGGTGGAGTTCTCAATATCACTGGTGGTTGGGGTATTATTGGTGTTGCCGGAAATTTAATTAATAACGGAACAATCCAAAATATCAACAACAATTATTACGGTCAAACCCTTACTGCCACTACACCTCTTGGACTTGGTTTATCATATACAATTGGATCACCTGCTGGTGGTTCGGGTGGTATAGCCGGACATAACTATGGTACTGCACCTACTGGCCAATCTGCAGGGAATGGCGGTTGGGGTGGTCAATCATGGAACTACTATAGTTCTACTCTACCCATGTATGGTGCCGCTCCAGGTGGTGCTCGTGGACTTACTGGTGGTGGTATTTATATAAGATGTAAAGGGACAATTTCAGGAAATGGTCACTTCTACGCTTATGGTAATGGTGGAGCTGGCGGTACTGTAGGACAATATGGAGACTCATACGATTATGTAACTACTACATACAACTCATGTTCAGACCCAACTCAACATCACTCCACAAGGAGTAATGATGGTTCTGGATCAGGCGGAGGTGGTGCTGGTGGTCCTGGTGGATATGTTTATATCCAAGTGGCCACTGGTGGTATGGCTTCATGGACAGGCACTACAATAGTAACTGGTGGTGGTGGTGGAGCTGGTGGAGCTGCTAGTGGAGCATGGTTTGGTGGTTATTCTGGTGCTGCAGGAGCCAACGGTGGTGGTGGAGCTGGCGGTACATATACACTTTCTTACTTTTAATTTTTAGGGGATAAATATGAGCAAACTGTTAATAATGAATAATAAAGTGGTAACTACTGTAAAAGAAGACAAAACTAAACAGTTTTCTTATACTGGGTATTTATCTGAATATGATGTACAAACAGGAGTATTTACTGATAAATTAGCTCTTACCGATAGAGTAGCGTTTGGTGCGTGTTTTACTGGTGGTAAGCTTTATATAGGTAAAAACCAAGGAATAGAAGTTTACAACAGTTCTTATTCCTTGGTTGAGTCATTAGTCATACCACCAGAAATTCAAGCAAGAAATTTGCATCAAATGGTTGAACATAATGGTAAAATCTATATTACAAATACCCCTTATGACTCAATTATAATTCTTGATTTAGCTACTAAAACTTTTACCGAGTTTAAAGTAACAAATTCAGGTTCTAATACCAAAAATGTAAACTCTATCTATTTTAAAGATGATTTAATGTATATAATGTGCCACAATAAGGGTCCTTCTGAAATAAGGGTTTATAACTCTTCCATGCAATTACAAAATACAATTGCAAATACTGGTGTGATGTCACACAATATTTGGGAGATGAATGGTGATATGTGGTATTGTAATTCAATGGAACAAAAAATTCAATCGGTTGGTGGGTTATATAAGGTAATAGACATGCCAACTCTAATCCGTGGACAATCAATTGCAGATGGAAAACTAATCCTTGGTAATACTACACTAAGGAATAACATACTTTTTCCGTTTAAATTTAGTACACAAGATGGATATGTAGAATTTGTTGGTCTTAGTATTCTTGATGCAAGCACATTAGAGGTAATTTCTTCTATGCCTATTGCTGATAGAACTGGAGTTACCGAAATTGTTAATATACCAAGTGGTTGGAATTAATGAATAGAGTCCTGATATCTAATAATACTCATGGTGTTGGTAAAGACAGTGGTAAACTTAATGGGTTTCTTACTGAATTTAATTTAGACACTATGACTTTAACTGATAAGTTAAATATTCCACACCCAAATGTGGCTTTTGGTATTTGTTTTTATAAAGATTTATTATATGTTGGTGTATACAAAGGATTAAACATATACAATAATAAATATGAACTTGTACGCAGTGTTACTACTGAAGATTTTGTAATTGATGGTGTTCATCAAATGGTTGAACACCAAGACAAAATCTATATGGCTAATACAGCTAAAGATTCAATAGCTATATTTGATATAAAAACCGAATCATTCAGCGAATTCAAAATAACCGAAGAAAGTAAAGATACTAAACATGTTAATTCCATATATTTTGAAGACGACTTAATGTATGTAATGTGTCATAACAAGGCACCATCAGATATTTTTGTCTATAAAAACTTCAAATTTGAAAAAGCTTTTCACAGAACTGGTGTCATGTCGCATAATATATGGAAAATGAATGGTGACTTATGGTATAATAATTCTGTTGAACAAAAAATTCAATCAGTATCAGGAAAACGTATTGATTTTAATATTGATAATGGATACGTTTCATTTTTGAGGGGACAAACGATTATTAACAACAAACTATTAATAGGATTATCATTTCATAGATATAACCCTTTAGTTATACCACGTAATAGATTTAGCACAATGGCCGATGAATTGGAAAAATCTATTGGTGGAGTTTGTGTAATGGACTTAGACTCTTTGAAAATAGAAAATGTTGTACATGGTAGAAATACCGCTGAAATTATAAACATACCAGATAATTGGTCATAAGGAGAATATTAACATGAAAGTAGCATTATTTATTGGAAGATGGCAACCTCTTCACAAAGGTCACGAATGGTTGTTTGAACAAAAATTGTCAAAAGGAATCCCAATCATGATCATGATTAGGGACGTACAGCCTGACGAGAACAACCCATTAACGGTAAACCAAGTGTACACATTAATTAAAAAAAGATACGCAAATACTCCAAACGTTAGTGTATGTGTGTTTTTTGATATTGAATCTGTTAACTATGGTCGCGGAGTTGGATACGAAGTGAATGAGTTTGTACCTCCTTCTGATGTAGCTAACATTTCAGCTACACAAATTAGAACGGCAATTGCTGCTGGTGATCAATCATGGAAAAATAGCGTAGATCCTTCTATTCAAGAAGATCTTGCTAAATTGTTGGTACCCACTCCATGATAATTTGGTTAACCGGACAACCAGGTAGTGGTAAATCCACAATTGCGAATTTGATGAGTCTTGAGGACAGTAATGTGTTCTGTATAGACGGAGACGAACTTCGCAAAGTGCTTGGAAATCCTGGTTACGGGGAAGATGGAAGAAGACAAAACATTAAGAATGCGCAAAATATAGCTCTTTTTGCGCAGTCTAAGGGTTTCTTGGTAGTTGTATCCTTGATTGCCCCTTATAGGGATTTAAGGGAAGAGTTTAAAAAAAGAGCTGAAGTATGTGAAGTATATTTGCATACCGAAGATGTGCGCGGTAGGGAAAATTTCTTTGTAAAAGAGTACGAACCGCCACTTGAAGATTTTCTTGACTTAGATACTGGTAAAATGTCCATCACAGAATGTGTGGACAAAATTAAAACTTTTGCAAACAAAGGGGATTAATAATGGCATCTACTACAACATCATATGGATATAAAATACCATCAAACTTAGACACTGGGGTTACTGTTTTCCCAGACTTAACATTTAATATTAACAGACAAAACTCACATAAACATGATGGGGCAGATTCTGCACCTCTTGATCCTTCAGCATTAGTACCTGTTACCCAATCAATATCTAATTCTAACTGGGTAGCTAGTGGATCAGGTTATACTCAAAACGTAGTTATGCCTTCTGGTATTACTTTTGACAACTGCATGAAAGAGTTTCATTTACCTGACGGAAGTATATTCTACCCATCAATCGTTAAAACTGGTGCTGCAGCTTATGACATCTTCATTAACGATAGTACACTTACTGTAACCGCATTTTACAAATAATTAGGGGGTCACATGTCAATTACATGGGGAGACCCCGCTTTTGTGTGGGGTGATTCAAACTTTGAGTGGTCACTAGCCGAATTGGTTACTGTAGCCAATATTTTGCCAAGATCAGACGGTACACAAACTGTTGGAATGACTTGCAATATTGACCTAAGTATGCTTATTCCGGCAGTGGTAAACACCTATTTTGGTGATAAATCAAACATCCAAAGAGCAGCTTACACTTACAAACATGCGTTTTCTGATGCTACTAGAACCGCAATGTTTGAAAACGATGGTAGTAACAACTTCATTCAAAAGAATGAAGTTACGTTTTACCTAACTTCTCATACTGGGGATTGGGCTTTACAAAGCATAATTCTTACAGACTGGGATGGACAAGATAGACTTCTTACTGGAGTTGATCTTCCAGCGGGAGTAGCCGCATTGGTGTTATACGCGTGAATCTTGTTACTGAATTTTTCAAAGAATTTTCTTCATGGATTGCTGCAGGAGCCACAGGTTTATGCCTGTGGTTCATTATTAGATTTATTGACAAAAATGATAAATTTGAAGAAAAACAAGAAACATTCAAAACTACTGTTAAAAAAGATATAGACGACGTATCAAAATCTTTTAAAGATTCACTAGAAATAGTGGAAAGACTAGCAAAGTCGATTAAAGATGATTCTGCATCAATTAAACTAACTAATCTAGACTTTCAGTCAAAAATTGCAAATGAACTTCTTAATATTAAAAGAGAAATGTTAGTTATAAACAGCAGCATGGACACTACTACTGCTAAGGCTAACCATATAAGTGAACAATTCTCTAAAACCGCTGCGAACGTAGAACAGTTACATATACACTTAGGGAAATTGCAAGAGATATTGTCTGCTCATCACAAGTCACTTTCTGCTGGTGCTCAAGCTTTTCAGCACACCAGGCAAGAAATTGACCACATTAAATCTACAGTGACGAGGCTTAATGATAATATGATTCTTATTCACAGTGAAAAAGAGAAAAAGAAACAATAACCGTGACTGTGAAAACAGCACAAAGGAGAAAATATGAAGAAACTATTTATCGTGTTCATTATGGCGGCAGCAATGCCAATGCTAGCAATGAGCCAAACCCCAGCAGCACCCGTAGCACCTGCGGCAGTAGCATCCGCTCCAGTGGCGGTAGTATCTCCTGCACCAGTAGTCCCTGCAGCTCCAGTGATTGCAGCACCACCAGCTGAAAAATCATCTTATGTACAATTTGTGGTGGACCAATTGGAAAAAATTCCTGCTGCTGGAAAAATATTATCTATCATTTTCCAAATTTTATCTATTCTAGCTGTTGGTCTTACTGCACTTGCCGCTTGTATGACTGCTGTTGGTGCCGGACTTGCACAAATTGGAAAAAGCATTCCAATATTTGCTGTAGCTTCCGGATGGATTAACGGGCTTTTGCCATGGGTAAAATATTTGTCCATGTACAACGTTCAAAAGCAAGACGTTCCTCCAAAACAAGCTTAAATTCTAAGGTGGGCTATGAAAGCATTCCTATTAGTATCTTTGATTTTATTTCAAATAGGATGCGCGTCCAAATTACGCCCAGATGTGGTACCTTATGCGGTCCCGTCTGGGTATGATTCAATCGAAATTTTGGGTTGTAATCAGTATTCTTATGGTACATCTATTTGCAATGTATCTCCTCTGGTACCTTTAAGTTCTCTTGATCTTAAAATAAAAAGTTACTACAATGGCAAAATAGTAGTAAACGGGTGTGGGATATCAGAAAACAGAAACTACATACAATCCGAAATGGTGCCTATAGCACTATCAGGTAATGTAAATGGTGATTGTGTACTTACTGTAACTATGTCACCAAGTCTTCCAAATCAAGAAAAAACCCCAATACTAGTGGGAAGCCTTCGTGGACATGTGTTTATCCACGTCCAAGACCCCGAATTTGAAAACGTAGTACAATTTAACCAAGTGCCGATGGGTATTAACAGCGGTATTAGATTTGATGTACCTGTTGGTGGGGAGTTATCTGGTATTCTGAAGATAATTGGGAGAGGCGACGGATGTTTAGTTAATGCCGAAATGAACATCACTGCTACTAACGGCTTTATATCAATACCACTAGATACCATTCATTCAAGCACCAAACAAACCACTTGTGTATTCGAAGGTGTTCTTGATACTCCAAGCGATAAGTACATACTATTTTGGGTAATCAACTATTACTCCAAAGACTTTATCGAACTTGCCAATCCATCAATCGAATGGAAATCCAAAGACAAATTATGTGTAATTGCTGATACTAGTGCATCTATAATTAGTGTGGACGATAATTACAAAATATCTAACAACGCTTGTTTCAAAGTAGATAAAACCAAAGACTTTATCCTAAGAACTCTAACGGTCGGTGGAAGAACTAATATTGGTATCTGGGATGGTGGTTTTGGTATTTTCAGGTGGTATAAATGAATCAAGAGGACTTCGCAAAATTCATAGATGGTATTTTGACTGGTGACGTAAAATCTTCAGTGGTTAAAGTGGCAATCGTTATTATAGGGTCGTTGTCTTGGATTTTTTTTAAAAGGTGGCTCGGAAACCAAGATTCTAAAGATGCCAAAGCAAAATCTGAAGCTGATCAAATAAAAGATCAAGCACAAAACAAACAAGATGCAAGCACTATTCAGGGACAACTTGATTCGGTCAAACCTGAATTAGATAAAGCAAAGGAGACACATTCTATGGACTCCAAAATACCCAAACACGATAACTCAGGGGATTGCAAGCGATGTGATCTCATTTTTGATACCTTTCCGAGTTTTTACTTGCCACTACGGACGTGGTTTAAGCGTTTTCAAAGGTCAACGCCAGAAGTACATATCTCGTGCGCGGGAAGAGGCGAAAAAGCGCAAGAAGATGCGTTTGTCAAGAAATTATCAAGAGCACATTGGAAAGAGTCTGATCATAACTACAATGCAGCAGTAGACACTTTTGTAAACCGTCCAGGTGATATGAACCCATGTGAATGTGGTTGTAAGAAACTTAAACATGAGTGTATCTATCCTAAAGACTGGTACGAACATGTACTTGGACCTGAAATGACTAGAAACCCACAACTTGATTGGTTAGGAAGACCCCATTCACCTTTCCCAGAATTGCCACACGTAGGCACAACTGGATGGAAAGAGTTGGTAAAATCTGGAGAACTCAAGCTGGTTGAGTAAAATATGCCCACTTTGTACGGCTTATATGGTAACTCACCCAAACTTAGTAGGTTGGGTGAAATGTTCATGTGGTTATGCAAAATTGGAAAACAAGATTCTTACTCACGAAGAAATTCAAGAATTAAGGAAAAAACACCTTATCAAAAAAAGTGATGGGGAGTGATCAACTCCTTTAGGCTACCATCATCGCCTACCCTACCGTAATCACCGCAAAAAATAAACCCCAAAATCGTAAGCAGTGTCAATATTAAACCAAGCCTTGTATGAGTTTTTATACTTGGGGCTTGGTATGGTTATTAAATTGCGCGAATCTCGCAAACTCCCCCGCTACAAGCTATCTCTTGCGCTACAGTGGTGTTGTCTACATTTTCTTTAACTTCAGTCAAATCAATGTCAGTAATATACTTTGACAATTCTAAATACTTCTCTTCGGAAACAGACTCAAATGGTGCTTGTTGGTAAGTACCACCGTCTTTGGGTAGAAGAGATAGTCCGTTATAAACATTTCTATTCTCCCACATCCAAGCACCAACTTGGTCCCATTCTTCAGGACCCACATATACAGTAGCCGATACGTTATGAGTGTTTGGTCCACTTATGTGTCCGGTTTTCACCCAATCCACAGACACTCTCTTCACTCTCTCCAAAAATTCAAATGCAGTTTCCTTATCAGAAGTAACTGATCCATCTGGAGCCTTCATTGGAATACACAAGTACGACGAATTTTTAGGATCAAAAATAGAATCTTCAAGAAGTTCTGGTACTTTGGACATCAAGTATCCAAAAAGAGGTTCTATCTTGTTGATTTTTAAACGACGGACATAGTAACGATCAAACCAGGCATGAATACCTGAAGAAGTACCCATTACTAATGAAGTAGTACCCGATGGTTTTACACAGGTAGTACGAGCAGCAGGTTTAATCCCCATGATTTTAGCTATACGTTTGTTTTCTTCTTTAACCGCATTTGCAGCAGCTACTAAATCAAACTGTGAGTTGGAAATTGATGCAAGTCCAGTAAGTGAAACACCAAGAAGGGCTTCAGATTCTGTATTTTCTTTCCAAATATCGCGTAAATAATGAAAATCCGTGTATCCAGCTTGTATAGTGCCTAGAAGAGCTGCAGCTTTAACCCTATCTTCAAGTTCTTCTTGTGTTTTTACTGTTGAAATATTAACTTCGGTAAGATTACAAAATTGGTTTGGCTTCAAACTGATTTCCACACATGGATTAGTACCAAGTTCTGGGTCATTAGTGAAGTAAATCCCAGGTTCTCCTGCCCCAGAATCCCGCATCTGTTTATAGAGACCACGGAAATTGAGTTCAGTGTGGTGATCCCTAACGAACACAGCAGAATTATTAGAGCGTCCACGTTGAGGTTCGAAGAAAAACCATGGGAGTTTTTGCTCATTAACCAACATTTCATAGTGTTTTTTATCAAGAAACACTGTATGTTGTTTTGCTGGCATCCATCCATTTACTTCAACTACTACTTGGTGAACATCGCTATTAGATTCGGTTTCATCAATCAATTTAGCGTTAAAATTTGATTTACAACGTATCATTTCTTGGTCTTCCATTGAAAACAGCGCGATCATTGCTGCTTCACGAATACCACCAGAGAGAACTGCATCGGCAATAAAACAATTGATATCATGCACTTCGATAGGTGTTAATTTTGATCCATTATCTTTAGAATCAAAAATTGCTTGCATAGAAGTTAACGTTTTTTTCAAAGGTTCAGGACCAGGAGCCTTACCACCCGAAGTTTTAAGTGGTGTACCTTTTTTCCTAAGAGATCGGTAATCAAAAATTGGTAATGCCCCACCGTCGAGATAAGCTTTTGTAAGAACTTCAACTGCGTTTGCCCATCCAATCATATCGTCTGCAATCAAATATTTCTTAGATCTAGTAGGTTTTCTGATTGACGGTAATTTGTTTACGTGTTTGTATTGAACTGAATACCCAACACCAGTACCACCAATTAAAAGAAACATCACCTCTCTAAAGGTTTTCCAATGATCCATTGGCATATAAGCACAATTGAACAAGCGAGACTCCATAAGTTCAATTGGCAAACCAGAAAATTGCATAGATCTCATTGCTGGTACTACTTTTTTTGGTATGATGAATTTATCAAATACTTCAATCAGTTGTTCTCTCAGAAACGGATATTTTCTGATGTGCATATCTCGTGTTCGGTGACAATTTTCTTCCCAACTTTCCCTTCGTTTTTCAGACTCTAAATACTTTGCGTACTTTAGGTAATGTGTCACTTTGCTCATTAATTCCAGACTACTATCCATAGCGTTTCCCCCCTCTTCAGTCGTTCAATTGTCTTATGTTATACAGTTTCCGTATGTGGAACTGTTAATAAATTTGATAGAAATTCGTTGTTGTGGTACCTAGTGACGTATACAAAGTAATTGTATTCAGGTACTTCTAGCTTAAGAACTATTTCAAGTTTTGGTATTAACTTCACCATATTAAAATCATCAACGGAAGTAATAACCAGATTAGATAATCCAAAGAAAATATCAGATGTTTCAATTGCTTTAATATATTTTTTAAAAGTCTCTAACTTATCACCTTCAAGTTTGTATAGGTCCTGTATTTCAAGTGACACAACTTCGTTGATTTCGGTGATAAGATTTCTAAGCATGTAGAGTCCTAATTTTAAGTTTTTTGCTTAACAATTCCCAACGATCAGCGTATATGATAACATTATCTATTAACTCGGTAGGCATCCCTTTTGTTATCAATGCGTCAATGTTGAAAGATGTCGGTTTAACATCGGATAAAAATTGAATAGCTTCAGACATCCCAATACCAATAATACCAGAAACATACCAAAACTGTGGTAAACTTAACCCTTCATCAAGTAGTTCTTCAAGTTTAGTTTCTAGTTTGTAGTATTTTTCACATTCAAGCGTACCATAAGTGTTAGTAAGTACATTATGACGGAAGTATGTAGATTTTTTACCAATTTGGGTAAAAAGAGGGATAAAAGAAATCAAATTGTCGGCACCAAGTTTAGTACCGTAATTGTTTGGAAATGCGTTTGCCCATTCAGATATTTCTTCTGTGCTCATATTAGTGCAAAGTTCAATTAATCTATAAAGTGGAGTAGTAACTTTCCACTCACACATGGGATTTGAACATTTGAGACCAAAATGCTCTTGGTCCCCTATCTTTTTGCTTGATCTTACATAGTTACTACCACAAGCAAGACAGTCATATGGGAATGAAACGTCTTCCTTTGTACTATTAGTGATTTTAAGTTTTGATTCATCGTTAATAGACAAAGTAACTATAGAACCAATGCCAACTGGATGGTGTTCATAAATATCGGTTAGTCCCATTGGGAAAGAATTTAATTTTTCCCCACGAATTGTTACTTCATCAAACAATAGGTCACTAACCAAGAATCCGTGTGGGTCTAAGTACCAGTTTATATTGTCAACTTTTATCGTAGCTGTTGTGTTATTTTCCTGCTGTGTTTCCATTTACAAAATTTTCAATCTCCATAGCTATTTGATCGATAGTTTTACCACCGACCTGAATTTGTGTTACTACTTCGTTTTCACTAAACGCGCACCTTTTTTTGTTGACAAGTGACCTGTAAATTTCCGTGTACTCAACCGATAATTCTGCCCAGTTAATTTGGCTTTCAAAAACATCATTATCAGCGATATCAAGTCTGTTATCTGCATTCAAAAAGATAATTTTAACATCATATTTATGAGTGATGTTGGCCTTATACACACTGGAAAGAATGTTTTCAAGTAATGCCATTTCATATGGTTCAATTCCGGTCCGTTTACCATAAACTAGACCAGAAATATAACTTCTATCCATTACTAAACTGCGTTCCCCATCAAATAAGGTAAAAGCATCAACAGTGTGGGATATCCCGATCAAAAGTTGACGCTCTAGTGCCGAATATATTGGGTTCATTTTAGCTTCGTTGCGGATAAAACTTACTAGATTATCCTTAGAAGGCTGAATAATTAGTTCTGCCTCTAATTTATTGGCTAATAGTTTTGACTGGGTAGATTTACCCGTTCCGTCGCTACCTTCAATTATGACAAGTTTCTGTTTTTTCATTTATTATTCCTACCGGAAAACGTGGTTGTATGTTCTAGCGTATAATAGTGTCTTCTGTGCATGCCCCAGTGCCTAAGAAACGCACATCTACACCTTTTAGGTACTCATCCATCCACGCTTGGAATTTCGGAGTTATCTTTTCGGTGCTTCCTTCCATTTCAGCGTCAACATAATTACAGAAGTTAAGTGAAATGTGGGTATCGGTACCTGCCTCATTATACATCACACTTTCATCTAAATTCATTCTTGAGAATGTAGCTACGCGTCGTGGCAGTTTGGTCACTGATGTAATCTCAAAAATTGGGTCTTTGGCTCCGGAAATCTTAGTCAAAGTTTCCCAATCAAGTTCTTTTTGATCAGGGTACCATTTACCAGAATTTCCTTCGTAAATAGTGTGCGGAGCACCATTTTGTACTTCTGCCCATGTAAGATGTCTTCCATCTTCGGTAGAAATGTACTTATTTGAGTTGATTCTAATTGGATATGTTCTAAAGTTGATGATTGTATCCCCTGCATATTTGATTGGCAGGAACATATCAGAAAATCCTTGAGCTACGTTCACATTTCTATAAGTAACATATGGCCAGTGATAAGAATGTTGGTTGGAAAGTTGAAATCCCTGTGCAATTTCAAGGAGACCTGCTTGCCCTTTATTTAACCTGCTCATGATTTCCACTGGTACATCACACACCATGTCTTTGATTTGTTCACAGTCTCTAGCAATTTTCACTGATGGCCTTCTTAAAATACGACGAGCAGCACATGAACCAACACCATGATTAGTAGATCCAAATTTTGATGTTCCTTCGTGTCTTTTTTCAATAAGTTGTCCATCAAACCCTAAAGTGCCACGTTCAAAGCCTTGATCAAGTTCTACATCCAGAATAGGCACCACTGGGGAAATTCCTATTTTACTTCTTGGAATTCCGTTTTCTTCCATTTCTCGTAACAACGCTGGAAGTTCGATCATAGCACCAGGTCCAAGGTAAATCTTCTCGAACTTCTCGTGGTTGTAAGCACAAGAATTGAGTGTTTGATAAAACCATTGTCTTCCATCATGAAGTCTTACCCAATGACCAGCTTGTGGGGCAAAAGTGTTACAAGCAAACTGCCAATTATCAGCATTTGCAGTAATAAACGAACCAATTTTTCCTTTACCAGAACTTCCGGCTCCACCGTCAAGAAGAGTTGTTAATTTGCCTGGTTTAAATACGAAGTTTGTGTTAGTGGGCATATTTTTTTCCTTTGTAGCCATAGCAGCTAAAATGATGTTTAAGTTCGTCCATTGCTTTTTTGACAGTCACAGGCGGTATGCCCAGAAACTTGCCAAGGGTGTTTGGTGGAATACTATCGAATTGTTGATACATTCGAACCTCTTCCTTCAAAACTTCCCATTTTTCTAACGTAGCATCTGATGGATTAAATAATTCCCTGAAAAAATGTTGGATTCTTGGGTTCACAGTTTCGTAGTAAGCCTCAAGAATTCTTACAATGTCTTTATGTTCAAGGTTATTGTAGGAATTTAAAAATTTGTTTCCTGCTTTGTGCATCATTGAGTCTGCAAAGTCGTTGAAACTGATTTCACCAATTTCTACCATGCAGTTAATGTTTTCTCTCGTTTTATTTTTTCTAAATATGTCGTTCACATGATTTTTCAGAACGACGAAAGCGAGAGCGCAAACTTCGTCCTCCGAGACCGCCTCAAGTGTAGGCATCACTTCAGTGACTTTTAACCAAAGTTCTTGGTGTAGATCATCTTTATCGATTTTGTTTTGGTATCTAAAATGTTTGATTACATTTTCTATCGTTGTGACATAGTGACAGTAGTGCTTCATTGACTGTTCCCCCTCCAGTTTCCGTTATGACAATTCTAATTTTTCAGTTTGCTGTTAGGCAAGATACTAACACTGGCCGGAAGGGTTTGTCAATTACTGAGTGAATGAACATCGAACTTGCCACTCCACATTATCTTTAAAAAAGACATCTTCTTTATAAGAAGTTGGGTCAATAGGTTTCTCTCCAAGAATGTCATAACTCACCTTGTAAGCGGGTGATGCCTGTGCCACAGTTTTAACAAAGTCCTTTTTTGTTGCTGTAGTCGTAAATACTAGTTTGTCAGATGAAAGTTCTTCTATGTGGCAAGACATTGCTCCACCCCACGAAGTACCAAACTCCACATCAAGATGAAGTGGGCAAGTAACCCAAGGATATTTCTCTGGAATTACATCTTCTCCATACTTCTTTAAAAGTTGAATTGCCTGAAATAATTCCCCTGGGTAAACATCGTATTCCATGGAGTCATGCACTGTAGCAAGCAAAATTGAATTAAGAGATCTCCCCTTCATGTCGTTCCATATTTCAACAATTTGGTTTCGCACTAATTCACTTGCTGGAGACTGAACGCGATAGTTAACCGCAAGTCGTTTAGTTTCAGCAATGTCCGATTCTCTTTTTGAAAATGCGTTTGGCAAGTTAATTCTTCTACCAAGTACAGTTTCAACAAATCCGGTTTTAAGTGTGATATCCTCTTGTTCTTTTTTCCATTTAATAAGACGAGGCACTTTTGCATAAAAAGTATTCATCAAACGTTTAGCCTCTTCTACTGGAATTCCAAGGTCAGACGCTAAATTATATTCAGTTTTACCGTATAAAATCGCAAAGTTAACTGTTTTACCAACAGAACGTTGTTGCTTTGTAATTTTTTCAGGTGGGACACCATAAAGAATTGATGCAGTTGACGTATGGGCATCGATCCCGTTTTTGAAATTTTCAATCATTGATTTTTCATTAGAAAGTGCGGCTACAATACGAAGTTCAAGCTGCGAAAAATCGGCAGCAAGTATCAATCCTCCATTTTTGTGCCAACGGGATGCTACAAGCCTTTTAATATCACATCCATTTGGCATTGAGTGAAACGGAGACGACATCCTTCCGGTAATAGTACCGTTGATGTTAAACTTCGTGTAATACATGTCGTCTTTCATGCTATCAGGAAAACTTTGTATATAATCTTTAAGAAGTTTTGATACCCGCTTGTAATCATGAATTTTTTGTACGTAAACTTTTGCCTCTTCCCAAAGTGGTACTTTTTCTTTGAATCCATCGTCTGCTTTATATTTGTCCATCATGTGGCCAACTAAAACTTCGTTCAGAAGATACGATCTTGCGTCTTTACTAAGAGAGTCCGCACCTTTATCAGTGTGAAAATCTGGGTTAGATGGTAGTCCGTAATATTTTTTACCATAAGCAACTTCTGACAATTTTTCAGCATTGTTAAAGTTAAATGCTTTTTCTTTTAATTTTTCCCTAGATAGTGGTGTTTTCTTTTTATTATTTATTTCTTCTAAGGGGGCAAGTTCTTTTGCCATGAACTTTTTTACTGTATTTAAGTCTTCTATTTGTCCTCTTTTTTCTTTTAGATAATTTGTATAGTTAGTCTCAAGGAAATTGTAAGTGGACGGTAAAAAATAAATGCCTTTAAGTTCAGGTTCAATAATAGGTACTACTGCTTTGGTTACTTGTCTTGCCGCCTCTAGTGTGTCTTTTGGACAAACATTTTCATCTTCGAATTTTTCTTCAAGTTTTTGATTGTACCAAACGTCCAAACAAGCGTATTTGCCTAAAAGACCTGTTGGGATTTGGCCATAATGTCTGTCTTTGGTTAATCTAAACAGTTTAAGATAGTGGTCGATTTCTATATCCCAATCGTCATTAACGTTAAAGTGTTTGCGTGATAACCCTTTAAGAGAGTTATCAATACCACCACCAGTACCTTGTAATTGTACAGACACGTTTTGGGTGTCCATTTGTATTTTCACTTTTGACAAATCACAATAACTTTTGTACGCGCACCATAAAAGATCGTATTTAAGATTATGGCCGGAAATAGGAATTGTGTTTAAAACTTCGGATATAAGAATTTTTAATTTGGCTCTATCTTGGTCGGTTACATCCCATGGGATTTCAACTAAATCAGAAAGCAAATTAGGAACACTCATCAAATCACAATAAACACCACCAGGCTTACAGTCTTTTTGAAATGGCAGTTTAGAGTTGGATTTTTTGGCTTTAGCAGCATTAAGTGGAAATTTTAGTTTGTAATCTTCAAATTCTTCGGGGTTCAAGTCTTTCCAGTGGTGAATTTCGTTAGTCACATAAAATGGTATTGCTCTTGCTTTATCCATTCTTTTGTGTGTTATTGACACCATTACAATTTCACCACCTTGTATAGGTTCAAGTGAAATTGAATTCTCGATATCGAATATAATATGGTCAATTTTGTTATGTTTGTACTGGGAAAGTAAAGTAGTTAAAAATTTAGTAGCACTTTTTGGGTCAAGGATTTCGTATTTATCTTCAGTATTTTCGGAAGGGGCATCAATAGAAGTGAAAGCTTTAGTTATATAAGTGTCAATATCCCTTAAATGTTGCGGGTGACGATCAGCAAGTGATGGGTCAAGATTAGGAATTACTTTAACAGTTAAGTCTTTGAATTTGACATCTCTTGCAGTACCATACTCTCTAGTTATTTTTACGTCATGATCACCAGACAGATTTTTATATACAAAACCACCAAAAGTCATCACTGTAGCTGTTGGGTGTTCAGCAAGTTCGTCTCTCAAGTGTTTCAAACAATGAGCAATAGCATCTCTAGGAGGCTCTTTAAATCCAGAACGAGATACATTGTTTTCAAAAGTAGGGCATTTCATTAAATAAGTAAGTTTGTATCTACCTTCAAAACGAGAAAGAAGAGGCTTTATAGTAGCAGCTTTTACACCACCAAAAAATTTGCCTTCATCGTCTGCTTTTTCTGGATAAGGGAATACCATGATTACTTCTGGTGATTCTGCCCCTTGTGGTTTTACTTTACCGCGTACACAATGCCTATAATGACCACACTCAGCACAAATAAGTTCATTCATTTATCTAGCCTCTTTTACCCAACAACGTTCTAACTGTTTATTAATTTTTACTTTAACTTTACTATCACCACGTCTTGTAATATCTAGATAAAGGATACCATCATTAGATTCTGGACCAAAATTAAGTGATGAAATACTCCAACAACGATGCGCTTTTCTAGCTGAATGGGCAAGTTTGTCATGGGTAATTAAATTTCCACCAGCGGCCATTTCCCAAGCGTCCCTTTGCGGCTGTGCTGCAGTAAGTACCGGACATTCAAAATAACTGGCAAGTTGTACTAAATCAGAATAAACGTTACCAGCGTCATTGTACATATCATCTTTAGACTTACCAGTTGTTGGCAAAAGGCAATCATCATAATCTATGATAATCAAACTTGGTGTTACACCAGTTTTTGATCTAACTCTTGAAATCCAAGATCTTATGGTAAACGTGTTGATTGAACATTCAGGCCAAAAGTTAATGTAAAGGTTTGGTTTATACTCGTCGTATCTTTTAAGTTTGTGTTTAAAAGCTTCGGGTGTCATTGATGTAATTTGATCAGTGGACATTCCTGACATATTCATCGCATATTTCATAGCCACATCTTCTCTTGAAATCTCAAGCGTGATATGAAACACCGCTTTACCTTCTTTAAGATTGGCTACACCAACGTTAACCATTGTAGACGATTTACCAACTTTAGGTGGAGCAAGTATCACATGCACTTCACCTGGAGCCATACCACCTTTAAGAGCCGCATCCCATGTCGGAAACCCAGATTTTACCAATTTATCCGGATCATACTTTTTAAGATATCTAGATGGCATATCAGCAAGATCGGCGTAGGTTATTTCTTCTGAATTTCCAGCACCAATAGAAACTGCACGATCAACCATATGTAACACTTGTTCATAAGCATCGTCGCGTTCTATAATCTCTACAGCTTTAAAAAGAGCGTTTTTAAGTTCTTGTCTCCTTACAAAAGCCACTAAGTTGTCTATATAAAATTGCTCAGACGGGATATGTGTGTTCATTATTAGTTTAGCCTCTTTTTTGATGACATCAGCTGATTCATCGGCTATACCAAAATTGAGAGCATGTTTATTAATTTCCACTGATAAAGTGTTCAAGTCCATTTCTTTTTCGTAACCAAACACATACTCTTTAATCAAAGAGCAAAGAGTTTTCAGTGCATGGTTTTCAAAATACTCATCAAGAAGTAATGTGCCATAATTGGCAGAAAATTGCACATTAGATGCTAAAATCTTTAAAATGGACCGTTGGAAATTTATAGTAAATATACTATTTGTCTCTTCGCTCATCTTGCTGTTTTTCCTTTTTTTCCTTATTAACGTTCATCTCATGGTTAATTAAAACCAAAATTAGCCTTGCGTATAATAATTCTGCTTCTCTTCGTGTTAACATAGGTACTCCTTATAACGTAGTAGAGGCCAAATTAGATAACTTTTCCGACTCAAATAGGGTAGGCATTTTCTCGTGGAAACCGTCAAGCATACTTTGAGCGAGTTGTCTCATTTGCGGATGAGCTGCTGGTGCCGCACGAAGATTAAACACATGTTTCCATTCTCTGATGTTAGCTGTCATAACAATTTCAGTCTTAAGCGAATTAGGTAAAACCGCTCTTGCCTGTTGGGGAGTCCACCCCATTTTAAGCAGAGTGAAATATCCATTCTCTGTATAAAGCATTTGTGTTGCCCATTCTTCGTATTGTTTGGTACTTTCCTGTCCGGCTAACCATGTGGGTTCTATCACAGTAATTTCCCCACCAAACTTATCTTTTGAATAATTACAGTAACGAGTAGACTCTTGTGAATAAGAGGCTAAACGATGACGAACTAATTCATGTGTAACTCCGCGATCAGTAATGATTCTAACTGTAATCGACGCGTGTTCAAGTACCGACGCATGGTTTTTGCTCATAATACTTTTTACAAAAGTGCATGGATTATCACCAGCTTTGTCTTCGCTTTTATAACAAGTACGACCTGCAAGTTCAAGCTTTTTTAGAATTTTATTCTCGTCAATTTCATCCTCAAACTGCCATGACTGCTTAATTATTTTCATTTTCTACCTCTTTATATTCTATCATATCTTCGTATACCCAAAGATATTTGGTTTTTTTGTCTATAAAAACAAGATTGCGTTTCTTTTCCCTATCAGCCATTATGTCATCTACTTCAAATTCAGCTCCGGAAAGAAGTAAATCAAAAGTGCTATCAGAACAAATACCAATATCTAACAAATCCTGTTTGGTAACTTCCGGTTTAATCCTGAACTTCTTTCCTAATTTTTCCAATCCCAATCTCCCTACAAAGTGATTTATATTTTTGCGACCAATACCCAGAATAACAATAAACATAAGCATCTGGGGAATACTCATAATGCCTAGCTTTAAGATAACTTTCCGCATCCTCTCTACAAAAGAATGGTCCGATTTGTGATGAATGGAGAGACCTTAACGCTTGGTTGAGGTTTTCTTCTGCATTGAATTCCCTAGTTATACCGTCGTCGTCGGTATATGATTCTAAACATCTTCTCAACGGACCAGGATCAATCACCATCCAATAAGGTGACTCTGTACCCTCATTGTCAGTTTTTTGTAATGTAGTTATTATATCTATCATTGATTTCATAACGCTCCTAAAGTTTTATTCTAACTTTTTCGTCAAAACATTTTTTAAATTCAACAGGGTCCATATCATCGGGGTCTTTATCTAAAGCTGGTCTAACCTCGTAAACTTCGAATCCGGCTTTTATTAAAAGCCTATTGAGACGATTTCTTGATTGTTGGGTAACATCGTCTGTACCATCTAAACACACATATACCTTATGGGCAGACATTCTTAATTTGGCTAACTGGTAATCAGAAATAGTTTTACCTAGAATGGATACTGATGGTATCCCTGTTGCTCGTTCAGCAGCTATAGCAGACACAATTCCCTCACAAATTAAGCATTCACCCTGGACTTTATCTATACCATATACTACTTGGTCTTTGTTGCCCACGGAGTTTTTATAACGAAGGGATGAGCCGTTATAAGATCGACCTACAAGAAACACAACCTTACCATCTTCAAAAAACGGGAAAATTATCCTTCCTGACCAAGTACGATCAAGGTTTCCAGTCTTTGGGTCTGTATAACTCAGTCCAACATGAATTTGATACTTGTTAATTTCGTCATCAGTGAATTTTCGTTTTTTAATATAATCATAGGCTATTGGTGTAGTATCTTTAGTCATTGGTACTGATACCAAGTTAAGATCTATGGTAGGATTTCTTTTTCTTTTGTCCAGTGATTTTAATTTATCTTTAATGAAATTTAGGTCTGGAGAAGTTTGGTTAACAGAACCTGATCCACCAATATCAAAGTATCTTTTAAGGGAAGATACTGCTCCTTTGGTGCCACACCTAAAACACTGGAAGAGACCCTTTTTGAAGTTTGCATATAACTTGTACTTCTCATCAACTTCACCAACTTTGGATTCACAAAATGGGCAACAAAAGCGTAGTTCGTCCGGCCTATTGGTCGGTTTAGAATCTTTTAGACTCATTGTATTTTAATGAAGTGATTTACATGCTGCTTGTCGTATGTCCAAATTTCTGATTTTGCGTATAATTTGATTACTGCACGAGTTTTCATCATTTTAACCACAACCCCATTACCATACCAAGTGTCCGTAATTTTCATTCCCCGACGTAACTTCTTAAAAACGGACTTAGTGGTTAATCGCATAATTTTACGGCTTAACCACTATAAATTTGGCTTCGCAATGTTCACATTCAGTTTCACAAATCTCTTTAGCACCACCATCAGCAGCTACCCCACTCGCGTAGAAATCTCCATCCGATATACCATCAGTGTTAGATTCATTACATTTTGGACAGTCAAAATAAAACATTGCGTATGCGTCTACTTCTTCCATATTGTCTCCTAGTATTTCCAATATCCATCTTCTCTCAAAACTTTAGGGTCCACAAAACACATTCTTCTTTGTTGGTAACAAGACAAAAGTGGTTTTGCTTTTGTCTTATCATATGGGGGTGGTTCGTCTACATGAATGGCTAACTTGTCAACCACTTTTGCCTCAGAAAAATTCCAACATTCTTTGGCTCCACCAAGTCCATGGTTATAGTCATTATTATAGCATCCACTACACATAGTTTTTTCTTTTTTCATATAATATGTAACCCTTTAAGTAAAGTTAAAATACCCATGAAAATCGTTACCACTGCTATGATAATTTTAACTTTTTTCTCATCAAATCTCTTAATGAAACCAGTAGCCAAAGGAACACTAGTAAGAGACCCGATAAGCATTGCTACAAGGAGTTTAGTGTCAAGAGTAGAGCCACGAGCGATATAAAGAGCAATCCCAAAACCACCAGTGATACCTTTTGCAAAAGCTGTAATAGCTGCGGCATTCTTACCTTCCACTCCACTAATAACTTGCCCAGAAGTAAGAAGGGCACCAAATCCACCACCAGTAAGACTCTTGTTAAAAGCCGCTACTATAGACAAACCAAGCATTTTTTTGTTGCCATATTCTCTAACTTTGTTAAGCATCCAAAAAATGAAAATACCACATAAAATGGTAATTGCTCCGGTAGCAGCTATTAAGTTATCCTTCTGCATTTGCATAGCCGTAGGTACACCAACAAATACACCTAAGATACATCCTATAGTTATCATGGCAGTAGCGGTTTTGTTTCTGCTAGTAAAAAAGTCAATATTCTTGTCTTCTTGGTGAAAATGTGAAGCTGTGAAACCAGTGATTAATTCTGAAATAAGAATGTTCTGTACTATCATCACCGGATTAAAATTTAACCATAAAAGCGTGTGGGCAGACAATGTACCAAAACCCATACCAGTAGCACCATTAACAAATTCGAAACAAAAAGCTATTAGAGTAACAAGTAGAAATTTCCACTCGAACCCATAACCAGAAGTTAAAATCACTGCCACACCTATTGACAGTACCATAAAAATATAAACTATTCTATTCATAAATCACCCACATTAAGACTTCTTATAAAAGAGTCTTTTTCATCCTTCCATTCACCGTTTAAAATTTCACTTATTTGATATTCTTTTTTGATATTGGTATTAATCAGACTGGTAGAATCAGTGCATGTTGATATAAACAACCCAGCCCTATTCATAGTATTTAATATTTTGGACATTTCTTTCCAATTTTTAACTACCCCAGTAGTAATATTACTAGTAGGGCAAACTTCAAAAATAGTTTCAGTGTAAGCCGCTTTACTCATTAACATTGAGTAATTGTGAATTTGTATACCATGTCCTATTCTATTTGGTTTTAAATCGTCAAGTACCCAGTCAAGTTCGTTTTCTACTTTTATATGTTTTTCTTCACCAGCGTGTACAGTAGTTATTAACCCACGGTCTCTAGCCTCTTTGTACATTTGCACGTATCTTTTACCTATGTCGCCATTCCACCAATTAGTGCTATAAGGACCAGCAATATCAATACCTTTAATCCCTTTGCCTGCATATTGCATAGCTTTCCTAAAAACTGCTTCATTGGCATCAGGTGTACAGTCCCTACCCATGCAAAGGATAAGACCACCTTCAATTTTATAAACTGATTTTGCTCTTTCCATCCCAGCTCTAGCTCTAACAATAATAGAATCTAAGTCTATTGCTCCATTTTGTGATCTTTTAGTTGGATTCATTCTGAGTTCTAAATATGAACACCCAGACATATAAGCAGACACAAATGAATGGTAAACACATTTTTCTATAGCCATTGGATAAGACTGTGCTTTATCAATTGAATGAAGCACTTCAAGATACGACTCAAGAGACATCCCAGCTTTATTATTAAGAGTAACTGAATGTTTAAATTCCCAATAAGTTTTAGCTGGCATTTTATAGCCAGAATCTACTACTAATTCCCAAAGAACGTTAATTGGGGTGCTTGAACTTAGATGTAAATGAAGATCTTTCAAATTAACTCCATAATAAAGATGACCCCCGAATTATGGGGGTCATAGTGCCTTGTATAAGTTTTAGTTAAAACGTTGCTGCGATACGAGCAATCATACCATCACTGTTATTCATATGGGAAATAAGTGCTGCGATGTTGATTTGTTTGTTGATTGCATATGTGGGACCAAAATTCAGTGATTCTGTGTGGGTAAGTTTCCATGTAGCATCACCAGCTAGGTACTGAATATAAACACCAGTTTTATGTTCATCAGTATAACCACCAGTTAGTGCGTAGCTGAAACTTTTATCAGCATCTTTTGGCACTTCTTGAGAAAGTTCAATACCAGCAGTATAATTGGCAAATTTACCAAATCCTGATAAATCATAAGTCCAGGTTTTGAATGCAGGGCTATAACGAGCAAGAACCGCTACATCAGCTTGTGTAAAAGAGTGGGTAAGAAGTAATGAATACGCACTCATGCTATCACCCTTAACTTCATCACTAACTTGAACTGAATAATCTACATATTGAGAAACACCTGAATAAGACAATATCATATCTCTATTAACTAAGATACTTTGAGCAAAAGTAGGTGTTAACCAGTTTGAGTGTAGTTTTGATTCTGCAAACGCTGCATAATGGTCTTGTTGGAAACCAACACTCAAAGAATCACCAGCAACAAAAGCATTTCCTTTAAGATAGGCATTGAACATGCTAGGCGATTGTACCAGCTTCGGGTTTTGTACCATATTACCAGCAAGATTGAGTTGCCAATCACCTTCTAATTGTTGACTAAGACCAAGAACTGCGCGGTCTACGCCAGAATTATCTTGACTAGAACCTGCAAAAAGCTGTCCATAAAACACTGGAGCTGCTGCTTGTGCAAAGGCATTACTGCCTAGCAACATCATAATAACTAATAACGACTTCATATATCCTCCTTAGGATAGGTTGTTATGGACTTTCATCCATTATTAACTTGTTGAAATGATCTATGATAAATTTTTTGTCATAAACCATTTTGCCGTGATTGCCCGATTGAATGTTCTTATAGTCGTCCTTGCCTTCAACTTTGGCCGAATTTAAATTACGGCTTGACCAAGCTTCCGGTGGGATTTCTTCAGAAACAAAACTTAAATTTGTTATAATATCGGTCATTTTGTCAGTTAGATACAAGGACAAATTCCATGTCTCGGACCAACTAAGTCTCTCATTTGATGAATGTGCGATATCACGTTCAAGCCACGTAAGTATTGATTCGGTATCATTAAAAGAATTGAACCTTACCTTACGAGCAAGACCCGAAATTTGTTCAAGTGTAATTGGGTTCATTTTGTGGGGCATACTACTTGAACCACGTTGTTTGTCACTGAACTGTTCATTATATTGTCCAAGGAAAGCATACAAACGAAGATCATTAGCTATTTTCTCATAAGTGGTGACCAAAATAGAAATTTCGTTGGTTATTCTGGAAAATACATCTCTAGAGATGATTTGAGTGGTGATTGTGTTGTTTGGTCTAAATGTCCATTTGCGTTCATCTTCTGGAGTCCAAAATGAATAAGACCCAGTAGGACCCGAAAGTTTTGGACAAAGCTGCATAGTCAACCAGTCCAAGTGTTCAAGTGATCTTCTAATGTTAGTATAATATCCCATTAAACGCCAACCCCAAGTGATAGGTTCGGCTATTTTTCCATGAGTACGACCATTAACTATACAATCTTTATGTTTTTTTGAAGAATCGTTGATTACATCAAGTAGCGTTCTACCATGCTTACTCAAAAGTTTATGAGATTCTTTAAATATTTCTACCAGCGCAGAATCCACAACATCAGATGAAGTTACACCAAGGTGCACTTTGTTACAACCAGATTTTACTCGAAGAAGTTCGGTCAACGATGCTATATCATGCTTAAATTCTTTTTCAAGTTTTAGGTGTTCTTCTCTGTTATACATAGAAGATTGTACATTTTTGAGTTCATTGTCACTAATATATCCTTTGTGATGAGCAAGTCTCATCAAATTTTTGGATACTTCCCAACACTTAATATATCTATAAGCATCAGTCCATAAATCGGACATTTCAGTTTGGTATCTCAAGCTTCACCAAGATCTTCAAACTGATCTTCTATAGATAAAGGTAATCCAAACCACACATCATGTCTATTTTGTACCATCCAACCAACTTGAACAAGAGCACCATGAGCAATTTTTCTCTTACCTATCATAGCCTTAACTTCAGGACCCAACTCATGATAAAATTTTTCATCAAATTTAATATTAAGTGGTTCCCATTGTGGATGAACTAAAGCCAATTCCCCATTGGTTTTATTTACCCACACATTCATTTTACATTTTCCTTAACTGCAGACTCTTTGGCTAGCTGTAATTTTTTAAATTCTTTAGACCCTGGAATAGCTTTAGCAAGTTTTTTATCAAGAGACAAACCACTATATTTTTCTTGTCTCTCTTGGGCTTCCTTCTTTTTTTGATCTTTAGTTTTCAACTTTAGTCTCCTTATTATGTCCTTTTACCATTTTTAAAAAATCACTTTCAGATACTAACGCACAATGGGCATCACTAAATAATTTCCTTCTTACCTTCGAGTGGTTGGCTAAGTATACATGAGTGTTATCCATGAAGTCAAGTACGTACACACAATTCTCTCCGGAAGATTTCTTCCTAAGTCCTCGTCCAAGCCGCTGTAGGTTTTTGATGCGGGATTTCCCACCAGCACATAATATTAGGGCACCAACAGAGGGGAAATCCATACCCTCATCCATCACACTTGACCCAAAAACTACTTGCCATTTTCCGGACATCACTTCTTCACGGAATTTTTTGAAGTTAATTTTAAATTCTACCCTTTTACCCTCTTTGTCATAATAAACCCCAACCTTTCCACCAAAAATAGAAACTTGGGTAAGGTCGGATATCCTCTTCATAAGACTCTCAGCATGTTCAAGCCGTTGTACTAATACTAGAGTTTGAAGACCACTACCAACAAAAGTCCTTATATAATTTTCTGCGCATTGATTTCGCTCTTTGTTGTTTACTATATACTTATCATAAATAGTATTAAATCGTTGATTGCTCTTAATTGGAATATTACCAATATTTTTGTAAAGAACTTTGGCTTGGGCAACAAGACCCACTTTTTGCAAATGATCATATCCAATAGAATAAATAGGACCACCAGTAATACCATAAATGAGCGCATCACCATAATCGTGAAGAGGATCGGTAAATAAAAATGGTGATCCAGAAAACCCGAGTAAATATTTTACATTACTAATATTGCTGAAAATAAAATCAAACCATGTGTCTGCTCTTAAATGTTGACTTTCATCAATTAGTATAATATCTACTTCTTTCATGAAGTCTATTAACTCGGACTTTTTATTTTCTACTGCATATCCAATAGAACCCATAGTAGCAGAAAGAACTCTAGACGAATAGTCTTTGTTATCAGCATTAAGAATTCCGATTTCCTTTTTAGTAAAATTGTATTTGTATCCCCTGTTGGCAAACTGCTCAGACAAACCAACAGTTGGTGTTAAAATCAAACCCTTCCTAATTAAATTGTTGTCCATCGCGTACCTAAGGATAGACAACATAATTTCGGTTTTACCACCAGAAGTAGGAATTACACAAAGGCCATGACGGAGAGTTAGTGCTTTATATACTGCTGATTGTTGGAAATCATAAAGTTCAATTCCAGGTAATATTTTCTTGTCCGGCATAGTTCTTACAATGTCTCGTTTAGGTGAAACCAAACACTCAAACTCAATACCAGTTTTTTCTTGTAGGATTTTAAGTAACCCGTAGTAAAAGTGCATACCATCTTGATCATAAGACAGTAATGTTTCTGAAGTCATGCGTTCAAGGCCAAAAATCAGATAGTCATGTTCCGATTGGTCATCAAAACGTACTCTAACTTCTTTATCCTCAATATATGTTACTTCACCAATTGAATAAGTCTTTGGTTTGGTACCTGGTTTGATTCTAACCAAATCACCAACTACTAAGTCTTTAAGAGAACCTTCCCTTTTATACCAAGTAAGAACTTTTTTAAGTGCTCTTATTTCAGCAGGTGAATGTTCTTCTATATAATACTTAAAATTGGTGTATGATATCTTCACTCAATAACCCACACAGCTTTTATAGAACAAGGCTCAAAAGTTCCGTCTTTGGCTCTATAATAAGCTTGTCCACCAGGTTTACCATCAACACCAAGTGCCTGTACATAACATTGGCATCCCCAAGTTTTTACTTCATCCACCACAGCTAAACACCCAGCAAACATTTTATTCTCAGTTTTTTCCGGATCTAACTGTATAATGTCACCTTTTTCTAATCCCACATAATCTCCTAAAATGGTGGAGGTAGCGGGGTACCGCCCCCCGCGTCCACAAGTCACTATGTTATTCATCTACAAGCTTGTTCGCTTTTTACTTCCCGACCGGAAGGGGGGTGACTGGCTTTCGCTAATCACGCCTATCCACCATTCCCATTATTTTTCAACTACGTTGGGACTTCGCAGGATTTGTGGCGCATTTTTAACCAGTACACTTCCACCAAAACTGGTTTTGCCTATCTTATTTTATAGAGTTCAAGGCGACTCCACCTGTGAAACTAAGTTCTCAGGACGCTTTTGCAGCAATTAAGCAGCTTGGCGTTGTTCGAATTGAGTGTCGATTACACTTTGCATCTTGATAAACCAGCCGGATGCTCTGGTACTTGCAGAACAACTTCGTCAACCCATGTCGAATCTAAATTACCCCCATAAATTAAAACCAAAAATCTTTAAACTTATTATATTTACCATTAGGGCTAACCCTAATATTTGAATAACCTAAAATTTCTTTAATTGGTAACATATACCAGTTATCATCAGTTTTATTATGACAAGCCAAAAAGTCAAATCCACCAACTCTACCCTTAGAAAATTTAAAATTTCCTTCTTTCGAAGATTTGACTTGCACACGATGCAAACTTTCCCCAGTATCCACAATAACATCATACTGACAACTATCGCCGTACGGTAAAGCTATATGATAACCTTTTGCGGAACATTTAGCAGCAAACAACAATTCAGATGGTATGCCGTTACGTCTGGCATCTGTACCTAAATTTGGTTGAGATTTAGCTCTATTAGTTATTCTATTGGTTACAGCTTCAGTGTGGGCTTCGGAACATTTTGGACATAAAGTACGTTTGTATAAATACTTATATGTACCATCATTTCTTTTGATTTTAGCTGGCCATGAATTACCACAATTACGACAAATTTTCATTAAAAATTACCTTCAGCACAATGCAAACACACTAATCCTTGTTCTCTCCACATATCAACTACTTGTTTTCTATCATCTATACAAAATTCCACATCATACAATGGTTTGATTTTATTAAGGTAAATTTCTTTTTTAATGATAAAATCAGTCCTAAAATCACCAGATTTTCTCATATAAAGTTCATTGAAATAAATACCATTATCTTGTAACCATTTAACAGTTGTTTCTTTATGATCATCAGGTCTTCCTGATACCAAAAGTATACAGTGATGTGAAACAAACCTTTGTATTATGTTTTTGCACCATTCATTTGGTTTATCTTCTGACATTTTACCATAAAAAGATTTCCAGTCCTTTTTCTCCCCAGTCATAAAATGTTGTCTATGACTGGAGTCAGATAAAGTACCGTCAATGTCTACTATTATAGCCTTCACTTTAACGCATCCTTTAAGTTTTGTATGGCGGTAAGCAAACTCATGATAGTTTCGGTCAAGTGTTTTCTAACAGAGTAATGACTAGTAACTCTCATTATACTTTCGATAACACTATAAGAAGAGTTAAGTTCATTCAGTTGTTTTCTGTACTCTTCCTTCTCCTCTTCAGTTAACATGATTTTCCTTTACCGCTAGAGGCTTTTTTCCAGACACTACCTTAGCTGGGATAACTGGTTTTTTATCCTCTTTAGTTTCTTCTTTTTCCACAGCAATTTCCATATCAGCGTCTTTGATAGCTGTTTTGTACATCATATTAGCCGCTTCACGTTCGTCTTGAGCAAGTTTGGTTAGATGTTGTCCATAAAACTTCTCTTCATAAGTCCAAATCTTCTCAATGTTTTTGATTTTGACAAGTGGTGAATCTGCTATGAAAGTCTTATATGTTAAATAATCCAACCAGTCAACCATATGTGGATGTTTTTCACACAGGTTTTTGAAACTGGCAGAAGTATTAAACTTTAACTCCATCATATCTAATTTTTCCATCGGTTTAGTAGCATAACTCGATGGAATAGATATTGTGGTCCATCCACCTGCTGCTGGTGGTACTAACTTACTTCGTTTTAAAAATAACAACCTAGTTTCCAATGTGTCAAGACCAGAATTTAAGTCCACATACATTTGAACTTGATATTTGGTGTATCCAGTGATTTTGTTTTTGGCAAAAGAAATTACTGGTTTAGTAGCCTGTAGCACCGCACGACCGCTTTTGTCAATTGGAGCATAATCATCAGCAGAATTTCGGTCAATACGAGCACGAACAGATGCATGGTGACGAAGAGCATGCCCACCAGAAGAATCTGTGGTGAACATAAACTTACCTTGAGACTTAATCGAAATTTGGTTGACTAATACCAATGTAGAATGGGTTTCACCAAGAGGATGAGTAATGTCTCTGAACATCGCCTTAAGTAGTCTTGGTTTTTCCATAAGACCACCACGATTGGCTTTTGATTTATCATCGTCATCGTCTGCATCTTCTACCGCTGATCCTTCTTTTTCTTTAAGTGTGGAAACTGCAGCAATAGTATCCCAAACAAAGAGCAAATGCATTTTTTTCTTCAAAGCACGTTCAAGCATGGCTTTAATGGTATCTCTACCTTCTTCAAAAATATCAGTCTTTTTGAAAATGAACTTTGTGGTAATTGGGCATCCCATAAAAGTAGCCCGAACATCGTCAAAAGCAGATTCAGACTCAATCCAAACCACCCGATATAATTCACCTGATTTTTCCCAATAGTCACAAAAGATCTTAGAAATATCCAAAGCCCATGTAGACTTACCATGAGATTCTGGTCCGAATACTTCATATATCTTACCAGACACAATCCCACCACCAAGAGGTATATCAAGAGGCGGACAATTAAATGGATAAACCACTCTATCATCACTATCTTCATCTGAAGACCCAAAAATGAGTCCATCCATATCACCAAAAAGTTCTTTATTAAGCTTTTTATCTTCTTCTACTTTAGATTTGAAATTCTTTGACATGTAATTCTCCTGGTGTGGGTTCAGTTAATCTTCTAACAAAAATGTTTGCAGCGTCTTTTACAGATGCTCCTTCTTTATAACAAGCAAGCATAACTTTTAATTCTCTTAAAATGAATTCCAATTCGTATTCATTAACATGCAAAATACCCTGGTTTTGACCTTCTAGTGTATTGACACGTGCGAGTTTGGTGTTTCCATCAACTACTATAACCGTATCGTTGGTAATAAAATTAGTGAAACATTCACTAAAATTAGGATATGCATTAACCACTGTCTCTATAGAAACGGTAGGCATAATAGCAATAAACTTCGGAAGAGTGTTCATTTTTTCCCTGTACTCCCAAAACCGTTAGAACCTCGGTCAGAGGGTGGTAATTCAGAAACTTCTTCACATTGGTGACGGACAATAGGACAAAGTACAATTTGCGCAATACGGTCACCATGGTCAATGTTTATTGGGTATGAATTTTCATTTACAACCTGTGTGAAAATAGGTCCTCTATATCCATTGTCAATAGTTCCTTCAATTACGCGAAGTCGTAACCTTTTTTCAGTTGAAGACCTATGAACAATTCTAGCCCAGACATTTTCTGGAAGAGCCAGAGCAATACCAGATGCCACTAATTTTCTCTCACCTGGGTATATAACAAGCCCATGTTTTCTCTCTTCTTCAGGTACAATAACATGAAGATCCATACCTGCATCACCGTTATGTCTATAAAATGGTAATCCAAATTTTTTAGCATCTTCATCTAAATATTTAACTTTTACATTTATCATATCTAACTACCCCAATTCTGCCATCGGCAGCTACTAAAAATTCTATAACAGAATGAACGGGGTTCCCGAATGTAATATGTATAGTAAATTTGTCTATACTAAAAACACCGGAAACCCCATTCTCATTAAACAAATCCAAGAGGTTATTTATGGTGGTAAACTCCCTCTTGAACTCGTCTAATTTATATTTACCCTTTTGAACTACTTTCACACTGGTACTCCCACTCACAAACTACGCATTTATCAGATTCTGCGTTGTGTTCACCAGCAACACCAAAACACTCAGGAGATCCTGCAGGTTTTGCATTAGATTTAGGTGAAGCGGCAGCTGCAGGTTTAGTTGTAGCTGCGGTAGTTTTTGGAGCTGAAACCTGAGTTTGAGGTTTAGCTCCTTGCGGCTTTCCCAAATTAGCACCTGTAGTCTTTGCTGCTTGTTGTTTTTGAACAGCGGCTGGTGCGGGTTTAGTTTTTTCCATTTTTGGTGGGGCATCGATTTCATCATGATCGTCAACACCACCATTTGGTGTAGCTGTTGACATAATTAGGTTTTCGATAATCTCATCTAATTCTTTGGCAGACTTCATAAGCAAGTTGATATCGTCGTCTGTTGGTGCTTTGTACACTTCATCTAAGTTAGTAATACCAGCAAGAACTGAATCCACTTGATTTTCATCTCCAATTGGTGATGGGGAGAATGCGGTTCTCATTTCAAATTTTCCATTGAATTTTTCCCGCTTGGCTACTACATCTCGTCCTTCATAAGGATCAGTAAGTGCATGTTTAGCATCTTCATCAGAAGTAAACAAATCAACGAACCAATCTACTTGACCTTTTGATAAACCAGCTACTTTTGCTTCAAGAGCGTTAATACCACTTTGAGTAGGGTCCTTTTTTACTAGAATGTTTGCATTTCCAGTAAGACGAGCTGCATAATCATCAGTTTTTTCAGTTTTACCTTCATATTTAGATAAAACTTCGCATACTGGACATTCCAAATCAAAAGTAGTAGGACACATAGCGGATTTTTTATCTCCAAGTCCTGGGATACCATAATGTCTCTTCATTACTTTGATCGGGAAATCAGCACCTTGCCAAGCCGGAAGAAGTCTAAATTTTACTTCTTCTGTCCCTTTAGGGAATTTATACCATTTGATGTTACCACCGGACTCTTTTTGTCCTGCAGATTTGCGGTTGAGCATATTCTTGATTTGCTCTAGTGATGTACTGGACATACGTTTCTCCTTTTGCCACTTTAGGGCTGTTTTTATTTGGTGTCCTACCTTTTACAACGAAAGTATAGGTTAATTAGATAATCCATCTTCTTTTTTGATTTCAATACAATAAGTACCAGCTTCATTAGGTTCAAAGTAAATTATACCACCTACCACTGTCATTGTAATCGGGGTTTCCATGTCACCTTCAGCGTTAGCTTGAGACACTGCATAGCGTTGACCATTGCAAACAGGTCGGTGTCCACGTTTTAATAGAATAATCACAGCGGTAGAAATTACCGCCATCAAAAAAACAACATATTTAATATCACTTTTTTCCACATTTTTCCCTTAAAGCAAATACTCTATCAGAAAACTCTTTGGGGTATTCGGCAAGTTTTTGTTTAGTAAATCTTTTTAAACTCTTTTTAAGATCAGCACCAGAAATTGCTGATGATTCTAACTCAGAAATGAAATCAATATCTATTTTTAGGTGCCTACGTACTCTCTCTTCATTGGTTTTCTTTTGGTGACAATCACCGCATAACTTCTGTAGGTTATCTCTTGAAACAAACATTCTTTTAAAATAAGTGTTAAAATCTATAAATCCTTGTTCTGGATCAACTACTGGTATTATATGGTCTATTGCTACCTTGTTGCCTTTAGAAGAACGTTTCCATTCCTTACATCCAGTACACAAATGTTCCACCGCATCTACTTTTGCACGAGATCCATCTGAATTGAATTTAGGAACATGTCTTTTATTTTCCTTCATCATTTCTATTACAAGAGGGGAACGGGAAAATTCACGTCTAATAGCGTTTCTAGTTGACATTATTGGATTATAATTTTGAAGTCTTTTTTGATTTCTAAGATGTTTTTCTTCAAGGGTTAAATCACGACTCTTTTTTCTTTTTTTACTCATATCATCTTAGTCCTACAAGTTGGTGAAGCACCAATCCTTTTCATTACCTGCAAAACTTTGTTCTCGTAAATTATCCTTTTATGGGGAGTTCTAGTGTTATACACAGACCACCAACACTTATCATTAGGGTCGGACTCATCCTGTACTAGTTTCAGTATATAGGTACCAGTGCCTATACCACCATTAATAGATAAGAGATCTTCTTTTTTAATACCAAGTCTTTTGAACCACGACTTATTAACTTGCATTGGACCAAAATCATGTTTTCCTTCAAAATACTTGAATTTGCTTTCTACAAAGATAATAGAAACCACCAAGTTGGGGTCTAAATTATATATGTCTGAAAACTTGGTTATGGTGTTTGCATACTCAATTGATAGTTTATCAGGAAGTGGTGATAAAGTTATAATTTGTTCATACACCATATGTTCCTTGCTATAAACATATTGGGACGAATGCACCGGAAGTAATAGTATGAAAGCTGTTACCAGTTTCATTCATTACCTTTCCCGCCTTGAATTACTCCAAATTTAGTAATACGAGCGCAATCCATGTAATTTTGACCAAATTTTTCCTCAATTAAGTCAAACATATCTTGCATTTCTTCTTCAGAAGAAAACTCTTTATGAATTATCTCCCCGTTTTCTACTTTGAATTCCACTCTTATTTTCGTTGCTGTGTTCATTTTGTTCCCCTCCACCTAATTCCTCTTCCCAAAAGTTATCCCAGTGTGAATTCATGTCTTTCGACAATCCTTTATCAAAACAATCTTCACACCAACGATCATGTTCAAGTTGATAAAAAAGTTTTCCACATTCAGTACATGTAAAACTAGGACCACTCATAACTCACCAATATACTCAAGTTCAGGCATTTGAGCTGAAATTTGTTTGGTTATATCAGCAGGTTCACCCATTATCATTTTAATACCATCTTCTCTTTCCAAACAAGGTAACATCAAAAATGTAGCTTTATGAAAAATAAAAACACGATCAGCGATTGGGTGATACCAAACAGTAGCATTTTTATAATCAGCAAAAAAATCCGTAGTCATATTTTATCCTTATCAATGAAATATTGCTTGGCAGGATTTACTTTCCCACGGTATATCCACTCACCGCATTCTCCACACCAATCTCTGTGCATATCTGTGTTTTCTACCAATCTAATTGACGGGTGCTTACACCATTCAGCATCTATTTGTAGTAAGGTATCTTCTGCAAGTTTTAGTCGGGCTTGAAGTGAATCCAATTTTTCCATTTTGGCACCGCCACGAAGCATTTCACAATGATGAATTAGTTCATCGCGTTCAGCACAAACTTCGTCCCAAGCGGTTTTAACTTCACATAACAAAGAATACATATGATCAGCAGAAACATCACCCTCATATTCACTAATCATCATATCAAAGAGTTCTTTTTGGGTTGGGTTTTCAAAACTCATACACACCACCCACAGCTACCAAAAGAGAGTTTTTGTTCTAATTGTTCACAAACTTCATTATACTCGGTAATGTTGATTTTGTATTTATCAAGAATTTCTTGTGTAGCTCTATTAGCTGTAAATTTCATATTACCACAGGCATAATCTTCGGCTTCATCAGGTGAATGGTCATATTTTTCACCGAAATCTTCATATTCAGCTTCAACACCATTGATTGAAAATTCTTTGGTTGAACACAAAGACCCATACACCTCAAGCTTTAATTCCATAAATCACCACTCTTCTACACAGTCTTCCCATGGTCTATCAAATTCATCCTGTAAATTGCCATCCCAGATACCACCATTGCCGTCGTCTACATAGTCAATTACACCATAGCTGTAATGAATGAGTCCGTTAGCAATTTGTATTGTGTGACTGGGTTTTTTGCATAAAGCCTGTTTTTCTAGGAGTTCACCTATGATTTTACAGGCTTTTTCTTTTGATAAATTATGTGGTACCCTTCTACCAAATTCTTTAAGCAGATCTACTTGTTTACGGGTAGCCTTAGGTTTCCCAAGTTTAGCTGCTTTCATTAGTTTTCTAAAAAGGGCACCATTTTTATCTTGCATAACTTCTACTCTTTGGTTGTAACCATTATATCCAAACCTTTGAATTCATTTTGGAATTTATTGAAATTTACCACCTCAATTTTAACGTTGTCAACGCCATATTGCAAAATGGTAGGGGCTTGGTCTTTAGGGATATATCCTATGTGCTCCACTACACCACCCAAGTTACCAAACAACACCTTTACTGCATTAGGATCAAAAGCGTTATCCGGTTCAGGAACAAGTCTTAAGTCAAATTTAATTTTATCCGCTGGGGTTTTTTGTAAATCCTCCATTACAGAATTGAATGCATCCTTACGAAAATTGACTCCAACTACTCTACCTCTATATAATGTTTTCATGTTTTCTCCTTTTCATTGAATCTTAAATTAGATTTTTCTCTTAAAGTGGCTTCGTTATCTTCCAATTCTTTTATATCTTCTAAGTGCCCATGTTTTTTAAAAGCATCTATCATTCCCTTCTTATAACCACGGAAAAAGGTTGATTTTAACATAGACGATAAGTCACCTACTAACCTGTCCAGAAGTTCGTGGTTGGGGGGTATATGGTTCATAAGAGATCCCTTCATCTGATAGGTAATGTTCACATGAGTTGTGTATTATATGTACTCCAGCGGGTAAAATAACAATAGTATTGGATTTATCCGCATAAACAGGCTCCAACACTTTAACTTTTTTGGCTATCTTCCTAGTGCTTGGTCTTCTAATATCCAATTTATCATTATTAAGACAAATGGCACATCTTGTATGTCCAAAATAAGCGTCTCTCTTTATTGGTAACGCTCTTATTTTCTTTGGGTAATAACGAGATGCTTTATACATATACTACGCTTTTTCCATCAGTTTTTTGTACTTGGATTATAGAGTCGAATCTACTTTTTAAATCCTGGTTATGGGTAATAACATGAACTGCAGACGAATCAGGAAAAATAACATCTAAAGTATTAACTACAGAATCAATACCTTCTTGATCTAAGTTTTCAAAAAGTTCATCAAGAACTACCAGGTTAGTTTTATTTCCAGACGCATCCATAAGAAATTTTTGGATAGCCAAAATGATGATAGAATCAAGCCTTCGTTTTTCACCACCTGATAACTGCTTATATTCAATATCACAACCATCTTTTTCAACATCTATTTCTATACCAGTAGCTTTATCATTAACACGGAGTCCAATTTTAGTATTAGAAAAAATTACTGGTGATATACTAGCTATTGTTTTGGTAACAATATTGATATAATCAACAAGAACTTCGGTCCTAAATTTTGATGAAGGTTGTAAAGTAGATGACATCCAGTCAAAATGACTTTTTTCTTTTTCTATTGTTTGGATTTCCGACTGAAGCACATTAACTTCTTCATTTAGTTTATCAAGACTATTTTTAAGTTGTTCCGCGTCTGTAGATAACGAATAACTAGCAAACTCACTGGATAGCTGAGAAAATTGAGTCTTTAATAACTTTAATTGAGTTTTAGCAGAGTTTATGTCTGAATTTTTCTGTGAATGAGCCTTTTGCGTGGCTTCATATCTTAGGTTAATTGAATGCACTGAACTAGATACTGACAGCAAAGATTGTTTTATTTCTTCAAATTCTTTTTGTGCTTTATCTTTTTCTTTATATTCCTGCCCACAAGTAGCACAAACTCCAGAAACTAAAGATTCTAGACTATCAGACCTACTTTGTAAATTATAAAGTTTTTCCTTTTGTGCACTAAGTTCGTTAAACACTGAGGAAGGAGACGCAATTAATGATAATTCACTAGTCAATGAAGTAATGTTAATTTCAACTGAGGCAATTTCTGATTTAAGGATTTTCATTTTAGATTTGATTAAATCAGATTGCCCCTTGTTGGTAGACTCAAGCGTTTCAATTTTAGCATGAAGGCTTACCATTTCTTTTTCTTTTTCAGCAAACTTGTCTTGTTTCTCAGATAAAACATTATACAATTCTTTTGATTTTTTATCAACTTTTGATTTGTAATTATCCCAAATTGAAAAACCAACAACCCCCTCAAAAACAGACTTTCTAAGAGAAGGGGTAAATTGAGTAAAACTTAGTGGCAATCCTTGTAAAACAACACAAGAAGAAATAAAAAGTTCATACGAAATTCCTATGATAGATTCGACTTGAGCATCAACTTCTGTGGCAATACGAGCAGAAATATCTGCACCATTACAAAAGAGTTTAACCCCTGATCCACCACGAGTCATTTTAAGTGATCGTTCAACTCTATGTAAAATTCCATCAACTGAAAAATCAACAGCTACAAACAAATTACCTTGCCCATGAGTTGATGGGTCATTACCACGAATTGATCTTTTATAAAGACACCAAACAAGAGCCTCAAAAATAGAACTTTTTCCACTACCATTTAATCCGGTAATTAGATGTTTACCAGGGTTAATAGGGAAGTACATTTCTTCTATCGTGTGAAAATTTTTAACTTCTACCGAATTAAATTTTAAGTAAGCCATTTTTATTCCTTAATTACTGAATCTAGAAATTCAACTGCTTCGGGACGGTTGTTACTTGTGTATTTTCTAAGCATTGAAAACGGAGTACCAAAATTAAGTCTAGTTGGTGTATTTTCATCCATTCCAGTTTCATTCTTTTTGTGAACTGGTATATAAATAAAATCATAACCTTCAAAAATAGATAAATCATCAACTTCACACTTTATTTGCAGAATAACATTAAACTTGGGGTCAATTTTTTGTAAATCAATAATATCATCAATTTTTACATAATGATAAGACGCGGTGTTTGGTAAATGCAAGAATTCATTAGTGGCAGAATCCCACATCAAAACACCACCAACTTTTTCAGTATCATTTCTAGTGAATCTGTTTTGTACCAACGACCCTGGATAATAAACTGAACCCACTCTTTGTGTAGCATGTAGATCACCACTAACTACTGGAATTGAAAAATTAGCGTCAATTTCGCTTTCTGATTTGAAGCCGTTTTCGTATTCAGCACTTTTAAAATCTAAATGAGTGACCATGAGATCACACTTTTTTTCCATGATTCTTAAGTCCTTAGTAATTAGATCTTCATCAGAATTAAACTGTACAACACCAATTTTAGTAATTTTGTTATCATCTTTTAGTTTGTATACTGTGTTTTCTAACAAAATCGTACCATATCCACCAAGAGTGCAAATTGAGTTTATACCAAGTGGTTCATTTTGTACATCATGATTACCCTTAGTAATTACAAATACAGCTCCAACTTCGGCACAAGCGTTTTTAATTCCGGTTAAAGCCCTATCGGACGCAGTGATTACTGTAGTTGATAACCCCTCTGGTGTGTGGTACAAATCACCAAGCAACATTACCAGTGATGGTTTATACTCTATAATTTGTTTGGCTACCCATTCAAACCCTATAAGTATGTTATTAAGTTCTCTAGTAAACCCATTCTCTTCAACTTTATTAAATGGTGGGAAACTACCAAAGTCTTTCAGGTGAGTGTCCGAGAAAAACATTACCTTCGACATTTATATACCCCTATATTCCTTCAGTTACAAAAATTACCTAAGTTTAAACGGGAATATATAACAATTACATAATATATATCCTGTTACAGGGTCTTCAAATATTTGTTACAAACTCTTCACTTGACAAGTTTAATTTTGGTGTGATATAACTAGGTAACTTATCACAAAGGAGATATGAAAATGAACGCTACACAATGGGTTGCCACAGGTAAAACTACCACTCTTAAAGGTAAAGCCCTTGGCACCAACAAAGAGACTTTGAAAGAAGTTAAGGGAAAACTTAACAAACTAGCAGAAACAGAAAAAATCAAAGCTGGTGAAACATTCCGTGTATCATTGTTACAAGAAGACAAAGTATGTGGTGCTTGGACTATGAAAGCTAAGATTAAAAAAGTCAAAATTGCTACAGCTAAAAAAGCTTTGAAAAAAGTGGCTAAAGCTAAGACTGCTACCGTTGCTGCTAAGGCTTAATCTATGTGGGTTCTGTTACTAAACGATATGAGATCACCAAAGATTGAAATGATGGATGCGTTTGCAAGGGCAGAATCCAAAGAAGCCTTAGTAAGTTTTGTCAACAATGAAAAAACTTCCCCTTATGGGGAAGAAAAATGGCAAAAATTTTTCAAAAAAGGTGGGCCACTTGAATGGTGTAACCCGCCGAGTATTGATGAAGATTCTTATGTTGATGTTGGTACTTACGAAAAACGCGTAGACATGGAAATTAAAAAATTCACTAAATGGTGGAATGAGAGTGTTTTAGGTCTCAATGAGGTCAAATGAAACCAAGGAAGTGGATTTTAGCTAGAGATCCAGTATTAGGTAGACAGTATGTATTTCCAGAAGGTTACGTATTTTCTGAAGACGAACCACCTAGTGAAATTATAGATGTTATTGAGTTTAAAGCTTATAAATATCTTGAAGAAGAGCGTGATGCACTAGTTGTTGCTCACGACACTCAATGTAAAATAGCTATAGAATTTCAAAAGTTGTTCAAAGAGATTGAACCTGAAATGACTAGGCTTGATAATGAAAATAAAAAACTCAAGGAAGATCTAAATAGATACAAGGGGACAGAAGAAACTCTGTAATTAGCGCATGTTAAGAGTAGTTGGTGAAGAAAAAATAATAGATGAGCCTCAATCAAAACACGACTTCATTTTTAGGGGCAAAACTATAAAATTGCTCCTTGAACCTTGTGATTGTGGAGTTAAGGCTCGTTGGGTAATTGAAATGCCTTTTAAGTCTACACTACCCGAATTTTTACAAAATATAATTCCTGATCAAGAGGGAAAGAAAACAATTTTTCATACCCTTGATGAGTGGCATTTTCATCCGACTTGGTTTCAAAAATATATACTAAGACAAAAACTTGAAAAAGAACTCAAAAAATGGGTAAATAAAACCAAAAAAAGATTTGAATCTATTACCAGCAGCGAGAAGAACATAAAACAGCTTATGGATTTGATATGAAAAAAATAACTAAATGGTTAAAGGGGTTTTTGTTTGGCAGAGACCCCAATATTTTTGATGAAAATGGGCAGGTTGTACACAAAATTCCAAGACCTGTGTGGAAAAAATGGGAAGATAGATACAAACAAAACAACTGGCGTGTACACAGTGGAATGAAAAATCACACTCACTCTAATAGCAACAACAAATGAGTATAACTAAATTTGTAAAACCAGAATTACTGCAAGCATTTAAAACCGAAATGAAATTCGCTCTTTGTATTGGCAGTGGTGCTGAAGCAAAAATTAGAGTTGAACAAGTGTTAGACGAGTATTTAATTTTGCCAGAAAAAGAAAAATTCCTCCTTAAGAAAAAACTACTATGTGAGACTCCGGTGAATGAGTTAGTAGGAATGCTTGAATAAATACAAACTAAGGAAACCAGACAAACCTTTTGTATACGATCCTTATGTTGAATTCACAATCAAAGTTAGAAAATCCTGGGTTACCAAATTAGATGAACAAAGAAAACCGTATAAACTAAATAGAAACCAAATTTGTTTACAAATTTTCAAATGGGCTTTATTTCAAGAAGAACATAACAAGGACGACTAAAATAACTTTGTAAGAGGGGGAAACATGCAAAGAAAAAGAGACAGGCTTACTGAAGGTAAAGTAATTGATAAAGTAACCGAACTTCTTGAAATTTTCCCTAAAGAAAAACAATTGTCCATTCTGTCCTATGTAACTCAAAATTTACGTGAAGAAAAATTAGACATTAGTAAGGTTTCCATCCCTCGGTTTGATAAAACCGGTAGGATTGTTCCGGACTTTGGAAACGGAAAAACCATCTGATTTTCAATCAATTAAACCCTTCTGGAAGAATTTCTGGAGCATGAGCGGAAGAAAACAAGAGGGAAAACCTTAGTTTCAAACCGAATTATTAAACCCCTAGTAGGGGGTGAAGGTTATAACCCTTCTGATGTTTTTACAACTCTACCCTTCACTAACCGACCAAGAGTCTCCAAAGGAACGTTACTTCCTAAAAAGCGAAAAATTCAGTTAGTACATGATGGCTTATAGCCATCTATCGCCAAGTTTGCCCCTACAAGGACCGTTCAGGAAAATAATAAACCCCTTACACCCAGCACAAGCGTTGGTGAACCGTTTATTAACTTATGTACTTTGTACGAGCAGGTATAGTGATAAAACATATCTTCATCCATCCCACCAGAAATTGTTCCACTCTTCCTTGGACTCTTCTTCCTAGTGTTCACCTCGTAAGCTTACCCAAGGACACGTGACAAAAGTATTTGTTCACCCTCGGTTTTTGCCGTTTTAGTTAGTAGTTCACAAAATGTTTTAACGGATGCCCCAGTATATTAAATAATTGGTTAGCTCTTGCGTTGTTAAAAAGGAGTACGGCACTTGACAAGGCATATATGCCATGCTATAATTAAGCTACAGGGGATTTAAGCGATGCTAGGGAAGAAGGATTTTGTCGTAGCTTACGACATACAAGGGACATTAGACAGCAAATGGAAAAAAGAATTAACAGACTCAATGAAGATATTTTCTGCTCTTGGATGCAAAATAATGGTTTGGAGCATGGCTGATATAGATAGTATTAAAGATTATTGCGAAGCAGCAAAAATTGTTCCGGATATCATGGCAGAAAAACTTGGATGCAAGATAATACCTGATATAGCGTTTGATGATTCGATGGAATTTGCTTTTATGTGCAAGCATAAGGGTATTAAAGTAATAACAGTAAAATAAAAAGGAGACAAGTATATGCAAATTTTAGAAGTAGAAAGTTCTAACCTAAAAGGTGTTGGATACGACGAAAAAACTCATACATTAGGGGTTGAATTTAAAAGCGGTAGCAAATACTTTTATGTTGGAGTACCAACATCGGTTTGGAAGAGATTTGAAGAGGCTCCTTCTAAAGGGCAATTTTTTTCTCAATCAATCAAACCGCACTATGACTTTTTTCAACTAGAAACACCAGTTTTAGAACAAATTAATGAAGAGAAAAAATGAGTCATTCAGTTTATAAATACGAAATTGAACAAAAAGATGTAAATATACTAGAACTTCCTATCGGTGCTAGTTTGCTGAGAATAGATAACAACCAAACCACTCAGAAATGGGTGCTTTGGGCTTTAGTTTCGGTAAATGGAACAATTCTCCAGCAAAAGAAAATTCGAATCTTTGGTACTGGCCATCAAATAGATTCTGTTAAAAACTTGGTTTATATTAACACTTTTTTCCAACCAAGTCACCATGGAATGCTTGTATGGCATGCTTTTGAGGAAACCAATGACAAATCAAATCCTTCATAATCCAGTAAGTTTTATTAAAGTTGTAAAAGGTTTCCCGTCCACTGATGTCTCGTTCATTGATATGAGTAAGTTTTATTCAACACCTGGATGGCACCAAATCCTTGAAAAATTTAGAATTGATGACCCAGAGGCAATTTTTCTAGGTGTTGAATCTCGTGGTTTTATAATCGCATCGGCACTAGCTACCATTTATGGTATGGGTTTTGGTATGATAAGGAAAGCGGGTAAATTACCCAATCCTTCTGCTCAAATTGCATATTCACTTGAATATGGTGAAGGTAAACTTGAGTCTCCAGAATCTATGCCAAAGAAGGCTTATATAGTTGACGATGTAACTGCCACTGGCGGTACGTTAATGTGTGCAAGACAACTTTGTTTACAAACTGGATGTGAAGTTCTTGGTCTTTTGTCTTTGGTAAATATCCCACGCTTAAATTCTAAGATGTTTGCCCATCTCCCCACTCAAAACATTATTAACGCTAATTTAAGCGATAGTAAGGATTACACGTTTGAAATTAACAAAACATGGGGAGTATATGAATTCGATGCTTGAAGCAATGAAAAAGGCCGGAATGGTTACTGAAGACCAAGCCAAAAAAGTTGAAGAAGAAAAACGAAGAGTAGAAACAGAACGCAAATATCGGGAGAGGCAACAAGCAAAGGCTGAATTACAAGCACAAACTTCTCAACAACCAGCTACTGTTGGTTAAAATGGAATATCTAAATTGGTATTCCGAACATTACATTATAGGGACCATACTTGCTTTAATCATTGTTCAAGGTGGTGGTACTATAATAATCGAAGTAATAAGAGCACTGGTAAGGAAATAAGGGGTAATTATGGCAGAAAACGAAGAATTTGATTATGCTGATGCTGAAAAAAAGATAACTGCAATCATCAATTGGGCAGGACACGAAAAACCTGATTTTGACGATGAGTTTGTGCTTGATATGCAGGAAAAACTTGATAAATATGGTAAACTATTCCCAGGTCAAATAAAAGCTATTAACAACATTGTTGATCGTTTTGAAATTGATGTTGACCAATACTCGGATGTGTGAGATGGATAAAATAAAAGGTTGGATTACTTGGCCAGATCAATACGAACAAAGTTGGTGCCATTGTAGCTTAATACTTGAAAATGGATGGCCTATTTATGGACATCTTTGTTCTCACCCAGGATATGCACTAGGTGATCTTTGGAGATCAGAAAGAAAAAATGACTGGGAAAAAGCAGGTCTCGAACTGGAGATTGTTGCTCAATGTCCTTATTCTGAGTTACCAGCACATGTCACAGAAAATAATAAAACCGATGGGTATGTAGAATTTGCAAATAAATTCTTCCCACAATACCTAAAAGAACCTCAACAACCATCGGTTGAAGCGGTTATTGAATGAGGATAAGTGAATATAGATTTTAGTCAGTATCTAATTGTACTCGGCCTTGACCCTAATCAACAGCATACAGCAGAAGAAGTAAAAAAGAAATACAGGGAACTTTGCTTCATTCATCACCCAGATAAAGGTGGTGATCCTGAAATGTTTAAAAAGATTAACATGGCCTATGAGATGATAACAAACCCATCTTATAGGGACAAATTTCTTAGAAACGAAATCCCTCTTGATATGAGGATTCAAGTACCAATTTCGTTTGAACAGGCTTTTTTCGGACATGTAGTAACAATTACATACAACAAAATTGAATTTGAAGAGTCCCAACCAACAATCAAAATTAAAAAACACCAAGAATTAGAAACCACAGTGTTTAATTATCCATCAGGTGTAATGTCTAACTATACTCATAAAATAATTGGTGGTGGTATCAGCTATAAGTCAAATGTTGGTGACGCTTATTTTGACATACTTGTTCGTCAACACCCAAAGTTTAGAGTAGAATCTAATAATGTAGTTACTAAAGAACATGTAGATTTAGAAGTTTTAATCAAAGGTGGTATCATACAAGTACAGACTATGTATGGCATTAAGGAAGTAAAGATCAGACCTGGTACTTCCCCAGGGTCACTTCTTAAAATACCTAACTGCGGAGTGAATTCTTCTCATTACCATGTAATAGTGGTGGTGCCATTGTTCCCTTCTGAGGCAGACCTTAAGAACAAAACCAAATTCAAAGGTTTAGATATTAACTGGGATGAATGGGAAGACCCTAAACAAGAGCCACTTACTATTACTTATTTTATCTCAGGATAATACATCTAGTACGAATTATACTTGACACGAAGTACCAGATTATGTTATACTGATTTTGGTAGTAATAACACTACTAAAAAAGGAGTAAGTAATGAGCAAAAAAGCAGAAAAACTGATTAAGTATTTACCTAAGGTACGATCAAATACTACATACGGGGAAGTAGCCAAAAAACTTCATACCGTCCCTATGGCAGTTGGGCAGATGATAAAATCTATCCACAAAAACCATCCCGAACTTAGAAAATATACAAAACGGGTTAAATCAGCAGCTTAATGAAGGTTTGTGATGTTATTTAAAACCCCAAAAACCTTATAGTGGGCTACCTCAACAGTAGCCCACAAACGTGTTTTCTCCCCACCCCTTCCGTTTAATTTGGTAGTATATAATAGCTACTTCAATATTCTCCGTAAGGTCTCTAGGTGATACACCAATCTCAAAATGATACATCCCAAAAGAGATATCTTGACAGCACTATATTACTTATGGTATAATAGAATTACAGGCTAGATGAATTACTAACTAAGGAGACGAAAATGGCGAAAACAAACAGTTTACAGGCAATACGCAAAGAACTTAATTCAAGATTTCTTGAGCGATCAGAATTAATAGACGGGATGCTTACTGCTTTGATTTCCGGTGAACCTTTGATCATGATTGGTGCACCTGGTACTGCAAAATCAGCCATTTGTCAGGCTCTTTGCTCTTCTATTCAGGGCAAATTTTTCCCTTGGATGCTTACTCGTTTTACTGTTCCTGAAGAACTTTTTGGTCCATTTTCTCTTAAAGGTCTTGAAAATGACAAGTACACTAGGGTTACTTCTGGAAAATTGCCTGAGGCTGATGTGGCTTTTATTGATGAAGTGGGCAAGGCTTCATCTTCTATTTCCAACACACTCCTTACTATTCTTAATGAAAAAGTGTTTTATAATGATGGACAGGCTCAACAAGTCCCACTTAAAGTCCTTTTTGGTGCATCAAATGAAGTACCACAATCGGAAGAGTTATCAGCATTTTATGATCGGTTTGTTATTAGATTTTTTGTTGAAGCCGTTTCTGAAGATGCATCAATTCGTTGTTTGTTTGAAGGTTTCCCAACACAAAACGCAATGCCAACAATTACACCTAAAGAACTTGCAGATCTTAAAAAAGAGGCTCAATCATTGTCGTTGCCAAAAGATGTAGTAGATATCTTGGTTTCTATCCGTCACGAAGTTAATAACGAAGGCATTTTGGTTTCTGATAGGAAATGGGTTCAAGCGGGTAGAGTTATTAGGGCTTATTCGCTTTTGCAAGGTAATAGTCAAGTTACACCCGATGATTTGGATGTACTTGTACACCTTCTTTGGTCAACTCCTGATCAAATTGGTAAAGTAAAACGCATTGTTAACAAGTACGCAAATCCTCTTGGTGAAAAAATGCTTCAGATTGTTGACGCTGTTCGCGAACTTGACAAAGAACTTAAAGCTGGTCGTGGCGATGCAGTCGAGACATTTAAAAAGGTTAAGCATGCATCAAAAGAACTTGAAAAACTTGGTGACGGCAGTTCTAATCCTAAGTTATCTCAAGCACAGGCATTTATTAAAGGTGTACAGCGTTATATCGCTAAAACCCACCTAGGTCTTGAAGATTAATTAATTAAACAATAATAAAAGGAGAAAATAATGAAAAACCAAATTAAAAACGCTGAAGGTTTCCCGATTCTTGGATGGTTAGTTAATTGGACAACAGTAAGAGGATTTGACATCAAAAGAGACACACTTACTAAACTGTTAGTAAAGGTTGGTATCGAAGAAAAAATAGCGGTGGAAGTATTGCCGAAAAATGCTGCTATTCGTGCAGTTCGTGAACATTCAAAAGGTAAAGATACTTTACACAGGAAGGTAGCAGACGAACAAGCATCAATGGCATTGGTAATTGCACAGGTATCTACTAATGATGTTTTTGATGCTACATTCAATCAGACCACTAAAGCTGTTTTTGATAAAACATCAAGGTCACTTAAAGTTGATGGTGGGTCAAAGCAGATCATAGAAGAGAGTTTTGAAAACCGCAAGAAGGTTTATGCGTCTGACCAGTTTAGGTCAATCGTGCTCCGTTATATCAAACGGGAGTGTTTAGGCATTACTTATTTGGAGACTGGCAATGTTTATTTCGTACCAGTGTCTAAAAAAGAAGAGTTAAGAAGACTTCAGAACCTTTTTGTTGAAATTGGTGCTGATGTTAAGTTGATACTTAAAGAGGAGATTGACACTAAATCAGTTCGTTCTGTAATGTGGGATGTGACGGTCGGTGAACTTAAAAACAATCTTAAAGGTTTGCAAGAGGATTTCAAAGGATTGGATGATGAAATATCAGAACGTTCATTGGACTCTCGTCTTAATAAATATAAAGACCTTAAGACTCGTGCCGAAATGTTTGAGTCTGTGCTACAAGGTGAAGCTGAAGATTTGAAATTAGAACTTGACAAATTAACTAAACTCATTTCAAAGAAGGTACTAGCATGAACAAGCCAAAATGTAAATTAGTTGGTGAGGATGGCAATGCTTTTGCCATCCTAGGTAGAGTGTCTAAAGCCTTAAAAAGAGCCGGACAGGGTGACAAAGTGGACGAATTTCGCAAAAAGGCAATGAGTGGTGATTACACCCATTTGTTGGCAACATGTATGGAATATGTGGACGATGTTGAAGAGGGAGACGAAGATGAAGACCAATAAAAAAGTTGTGGATAAAATGGTGGCCCATATTTCAAAGCGGATAGTTAAAATACTTAAAGAAGATGAAGATTTGAGTTTTAACATCGCGATGGAACTCACTGGTAAGAAATGGGCAAATCCAAACCAACACAGTGATTATGAAAAAGCGTGGAAAGTCGTAATATCTAAAGTATCGAAAGCATTGAGGTGATCAGTATGGAAAATAAAATTACACACTGTCTAAACTGTAAAGAAGAATTTAGTAATAAGAATGTTTATTCAGCTGCTGGTTGGTCGGAGACCCAAATAAGTGGGTTTTGTGAAAAATGCTTTGACGAGATCACTGCTGAACCACCGGAAGACAACTATAATGATGGAGACTTAGAAAATGGTCCATGCTGTCCCAACTGTGGAAGACTTGAATGCAGGTGTTCTAATAGTAAAAATTGATAACAGAAACAGGTGCCATTGTGAAAAAGATAGAAAAAGCTAGTGACTATGTTAAGTGGTTTATTATAGGGGTTTGCAGTTTCATAGCAGTGGGTGTAATCGTTAATGAATTTTTTGACACCAACTATAGAATGTGGGTCATATTGGGGTTAATTGTATCCCCGTTTGCGGCTTTTGTGTATTGGAAGCTTATTAAAATAGAAAAAGCGGCCAAAGCTTTGATTTCATCCAAAGAAAAACTGCTAGTGATGGTAAGCCATGATCTTAAGAACCCGTTATCGATTATTAGGATGGCATCTGAAATAGATAAGACCAATGAAATGTCAAACATGATAATTAGACAAACTGAGTACATGCAAAAACTAATTGGGGATTTACTTATTTCTACTGCTGCTCAATTAGGAAAGCTTGAATTAACATTGGACACTGTACCAGTAAATGAATTCATACAGTCAATAGTGGAAAGTTTCAGTAGCCAAGCGTTGGCAAAAAACATTCAACTCCTCACTGAATCCACCCAAGACTTAAAAGTTAAGTGTGACCCACTTCGTCTTACACAGATAACTTCAAATTTAGTATCAAACGCGATTAAACATACTTCCTCTGGTGGATCAGTGACTATTACTGCCACTAAATGGAAAAACAACCAAATTTGTTTTTCAGTTAAAGACACTGGTAAAGGGATTTCTGAAGAAGATATAAAGAATATTTTTGAACCGTTCCACCAATCTGACGGTAGAAATGAAGGACACGGGATGGGACTTGCCATTGTAAAAGATTTAGTTGAAATGCATGGTGGGATTGTGTGGGCAAGTTCAATAGTTAATAAAGGTACGAAAGTAAATTTTACTATTAAGTGTATATAAAGGAGACTATAATGAGCCTTAAACATTTTATCAAAGGGTTTGAAATTGATGCGGATTCGCTTGAAAACTCGGACCTAATCATTCAGGCACAAAAGGTGATGGGAAAAAGACTGTACACCATGGCAAATAGAGTCTTTAGAGAGTACACCGAATCTCGTGACGAAGCCGTGTCTGGTGGATATTTCAAATTTGCTATGGTCCTTGGTGATTCTGCTTTTTCTTCCAAGCACGATGTAGACTATTTGTGGGAAAGGATGGGTCAACTCTATGGCACCAACAAAGCCTCTTCGGATTTTATCAAGCGAGTTCTTGGTACTATATGCATGCTTGCTGTTGCTCGTGACCCTCGTCCTTGGGCTTATAAAGATGACCCAGATAAAAAGAAAAAGGTAGCAGATGATGAAATTCCTGATGCTACTGAATATTTCATTATGAGACGGTAGGTGTTTCATTCTGATACGTCCTTATACTTATGCTTGACATGAATTAGTAATTATAGTATAATAGAAGTATAGGTTAAACAAGGAGATGTCAATGAAGAAAATCAAAGGCTTTAAAATCACGGACTCCCAGCAGCACACCTTAATTGGTACGCTGCTCTTTGGTAAGACTCCAATTGTTTTTCAAGCATCGGTCACTGCTCTTAAAAAAGCCGGATTCATGACTGTTGATAGGTATGGAAACCTAGAACTTACTGCTGTTGGTATGGAAGTAGCTTTGCAACTCCTTCAGCACAAATCAGCGGGTATTGTGTCTAAAACCAAATCAAAAATTGCTAAACTCAAGAAGGTAGCTTAATATGAAAAAAATGACACTCTATAAAAAAACAAGCATCGGCAAAATTCAAGTTTGGTCAATTTGGGTTGAAGGTGCTACCATCAACACCGAGTCCGGACAACTTAACGGAAAAATGGTGCTTTCCCAAGACACCATAAAAGAGGGTAAGGGTTATGGTACAATCAACGAAACTACCCCACAAGAACAAGCAGTTAAAGAGGCAAAAGCCAAACATACCAAACAATTAAAAAAAGGATATGTCACCGCGATTAGTGA